CACGCTGTAGCGGGCCAGCGCAGCGTCCGCCTTGAATGACTTAATGCCCGTTGGGCTCACCCCGGCGTTCGGCGCGTTGTAGGTCGTGTTAGCCATGCACAGCCCGAAGAGCCGCGCCCAAATGTTCTTGATGAATTGTTTCATGGTTCGTTGGTCCTTTCGGGTTAAGTGCTGACCGGGTCCAGGAACGGCGTGAACTCTATGATGTCCCCATCCGCCTGCGCCGCCTGCAAAGCCCGCCCGATGATGTAGCCAGTGGCGCTCGTCTTGATCTTGCCGTTGCCAGCGCTCTGGATCAGCGCCCCGACCGTGATGGCCGCGTTGGCCACCCCGAGCAGCGTGCCGTGGTAAGCACCGAGCACCGCCACGTCTATGACATCGCCAGCCGCAGCTTCTGCCGTGCTGATTGCGTCCAGCGCGATGCCGAGCGGTGCTTGGTCGGTGGCGCTGTCGCTCACCTGCACGTACTCGTCCGTCGGCGTCCCGACGCCGCGTTCCACAAGGAAGAAGCGCGTGATCGCCTCGTCCGCTTTGAACGATTTGATGCCGTTCGCGCTGCGCCCCTGGTTGGGAGCGTTGTAGGTCGTGTTCGCGAACAGCGTCCCGAACAACCGCGCCCAGATGTTCTTGAAAATGTGTTTCATGTTCTCAGTTTCCTTTCTCGGTTAAGCGTGTACCACCGGGTCAACCACCGGAGCGATCTCGATGATGTCCCCCGCCGCCTGAGCCGCCTGGAGCGCGTGCCCCACGCAGTAGCCTGTCGCCGCCCACGTGATCGCCACGCCCGCAGTCGTGCCCTGCACCCAGTCGTCAATCGTGATCGCCGCGCCAGCCACCACCTTGAGCGTGCCCGTGTAAGCCCCGAGCAGCGCGATGCTGACCGGGTCTTCCGCTGCGTCCGCCGTGTCCAGCGCGATGCCAATAGGCACGCTGGTAGCCGCGCTCGTCACCGCCACGTGGTCCTCGTCCGTCCCGAACTTCACCACCATGCCCCGCGTGATCGCCGCGTCCGCCAGCATCGTCTTGACGCCGCAGTTGTTTCGCCCCGCGTTCGGCGCGTTGTAAGTGTTGCACATCAGCAGCGTCCCGCGATTGCGTTTGAACAGCCACGCGCACGCGAGGACGCAGGCCAGCGCACTCAGCGCCATGATCGTTGTCATCATCTTTGTTTGTCCTTTGTTGTGCCTTGGCCTACGCCTTGGCGGGTGATTTTTGTTTGCGCTCCCAGGCGTCATACTCGTCCTTGAGCATCTGGCCCAGCGCCGTGTCCAACGCCTGCATGGCCGTCAGCCCGGCCTTCACGCGCCACTCTACTGACTGGCGGAGTTGCATCGCGTTGACCATGCCGCTCGGAACGAACTCTACGGCCTTCGCCTTGGCGGGCTCTGGCGGCTTGACCGGCTCGGGAGCTTGCGCGGGAACTGCCGGCGTTGTTGCCGTCGGCGTCTTGACTTCAGGTAGTTTAGCCATGTCACGTCACTTGGTTTCGGTCGTCTTCAACTCGGGATGAGCGTTCATCACAGCCGTGAACGACTGCGAGTAGCGGGCGTTGTCCGGCAGGTGACGGTAGCACGCCTTCTTGCTCTCCTCGTTCACCATCTCGGCGATCTTGTCCTGCCGCGCCTTGCCCTCGGGCGTGAAGTGCGGCTTGCGCGCTCCGATGTTCGCCGCCTGCCTCGTAGTCGGCAACTTCGTGCCCTTGCTCTCAGCCAGCTTCTTCAGCGTGGCGTCGAAGGCTGCCGCGTTGGCGAACTCCGCTTCGAACTCCTTGCGCTGCGCGCCGGTGATCTTGTTCGCGATAATGGCCGCGTCCAGCTCCAGCTTGATCCGCGCCGTCCGCTCGTTGGCGAACTGCGTCTCCAGCGTCTTGGCCTTCTCGTTCGCGGCAGCGAGCGTCTCGGTCGCCTGCTTCGCCCTCGCGTCAGCGGCTTCCTTGGCGGACTTCTCGTTGGCCATCGCCGTTTCGGCAGCGACCTTTGCTGCGTCCGCTTCTGCCTTGGCCTTGTCAGCCTGCGCCACCTTCTCGTTCGCGGCCTTCAGTTCCCCGGCCTTCTTCTTGTCATCCTCGTCCGGCTCAACCGCCATCGCGGCCTTGAACCGTTCGTTGACCATGTCCGGGTTCGCGTCCGCCGGCAGCCCGAGCAGCTTCCAAAGCATGTCCTTGTGCGTCAGGTCCGTCTTTGTCGGGTCCGGGTCGGCGTTGGCCATCGTCCGGGTGAGAGGGATGCCGCACTTCAGCGCGACAAACGCCACGATTGACTTGATTTGTTTCATCATATGATTTCTTGTTCGGTTGGTTGTCGCCGCTCCATGCGGCAAATTCATTTCTTCCGCATCTTCGCAAGCCGCTTGAACTGTTCAGGTATCGCGTTCGCCCCTTCCAAGTCCGCCTTGAGCCGACCGCACACGTTCTTCGCGGCTTCCATGTCGTAGCCGCCCTTGGTCGTCATGTGCAGGATGCACGCGTCCCAGTCCTGCCACGGGCCGAAGCTGTTCTTCATCGTCTGGTACTTCGCTTCTTCATCCGTGCCGCACGCGTTCGCCATCATTCTCACGCCGGCCAGCTTTTTGAAGTGCGCCGCCGTCAGGTCCTCGTCGCCCGCCCACTCGCAGTCGCACAGCTCGTTCGCGCTCGTGATCGCCGGCACGGGGATGTTCGGCTCGTTCGTGAAGCCTACGCTCTTGAGGCTGAACGGGTGCCAGCCGTCTTTCTGCTTCCGCAGCCGCCAGTTGACCGAGTGCGCGTCGTATGCCTCATTCGCGATGAGCTTCTTGCCAGCCTCGTTGAACTTCACCTTGGCGAACAGACCGTGCTCCCGGCACGGCTCGTTGCCGTTCTGCGAGTTGGCCATGAAAGCTGCGCACGCCGGACAGTTAGCGTCGCTCCGCGCTTCCAGCGCCTTGATCCTGCCGTAAGCCAAACCGTCCTTGTATTTGTCGCGGTGCAGCGGGTGGTCCGGATGGCCAACATACCAAGGCAGGCCCGGCCCAACCCGCATCTTCACATTCGCGATGATGTCACTGGTGATGTTGGCCGCGTCTTTTGGGTGAAAAACCTGAAGTCCTTGAACATTTGGGAAGCTGCCAAACGGCGCAAGCTGAACGACCGTCAAACCTTCGTCCGCATCCTTGAACTCGTTCGCCCAGCAAGTCGAAAGTTCTCCGCCCGGGTTCGGCTTGGCCGACTCGTTGGCGAACAAAGCAAAAGGCGAGACGTACTTCATCTCGCCTATTCTTTAGCCTATGAGCCTCGCCTAGTGCAAAACCTGCTGGCTATTATTTGTTAATAGAAAGCAAAAAACGGCGGGCCATTTCTGACCCGCCGTTACCGGCAAAACCGCTCCTATCTCCGTCTCGCATTATCTAGCCCGACATCTCCTTGCCTGCCACGCCTCTATCATTTCACTTTCTCTTGACTCTGCGAATTGCCGCGAACACATCCACCAATTCCTTGAGCCGGCGGTACTTCTCTTGGAACGTCCGCAGCTCCGCCAGCGCGTCATCAAGCATTTGCTTCCGCATCTGAGCGTCCGTCAAGACGTGCGCCATGACGCGGTATCCGCCCGACTCCTTCTCCCGGTCGGTGGACAGGCTCACGAACACGTTTGTTGCGTCGTCCGTGCCCGCCAATACCTCCACCACGACACGGATCAGTTGCCGCGCCTGCCAGATGCGATATTGTTGGCCGGCAATCGTGTTGTCCCACTCAAACCTTGAGTGCAGCGGAGATGAAACGGGACGCGCCTCGTCCACAACCGTCTCCGGTTGCAGCACGCCTCCATTCTCCTGCGCGATGCGCTTCAGTTCCGCAACGACCTTGCTCGGCTTCATGCGGACGCCTTTTCATTCACGATGTGAAACGATCCCCAACCCATTCCAGCCGAGTCGGGAGAACTGTTGCGCCCCTCGCCGATGCCTACTTGCGCCCCCGCACGCGCGAGAAGGTTTGTCACGTCAGACAGACTGAACTGGTCCGCGTCGAACTGAAGCCGAATCTTCGCCTTCCATTCATCGTAGATCGGGCGGAACGCCACCATGCTCGCCCCAGTGGATGGCACGCGCACGACAGACTCTAGCTTGCGCGGCTTGCCGTAAATGCGGATCAAACCAAACTCCGGCTCGAACTTGTCGCGCCCGTCCGCCAGCACCCAAACAGACAACTTAGCCAGCGTCATCTTGAAGTTGACCAGACTGCATGCCCGAATGATCGCGCAGCGAATGGCTGAGACGTTGAAGCCATCCCAGCCTTCCGTTGAGATGTAGCGGGCGGCGTTGTAGATGTCGTCCGTGTCCGTGGCGGCGTGTTTGTTCTTGCCCTTGCTAGGCTTTGAACCCTCCTCGACTTTCTCAATCATGCCCTGCTTGGCCTTGACCGAGAACCGATGTTGAACGAGCGGCGTAAGGCCCTCGATGGTGAAAGCCGCCGTTTGAATGTTCGGCGGTGTGATTTGAACAACCGACTTCGTTTTCTGCATTTGCTTCCTTCCTGCTACTCGCTCCACTCATTGCCCAGCCTTGCCCCGTCACGACTGATGATGCCTTGCCTGCCACACCAACCCCGACAAACCCCAACAATCCGATACCAGTCCTACCCTACCTGCCATAATGAACAAGACCTTAACCAGACGAACCGAGTCTTGCCAATCCTGCCATGCCTACCGAACTAAACCAGACTCGACTCTGCCGAACAAGGGATAACCGCGCCTGCCGTGCCATGAGTTGAGCTTTCGCTCCCACGAGCACCCATCCAACAGGGTTGCAGCGGAAAATCCCAAGAGGATTCTCCCCGCCGTCGAGTGGGTGCAAATTTGTTTTTGGTTTCTGTTCACGGGCTGCAATCCGTTACAGTCAAAGCCTAACCAATCACTGACCTAGTTGCAAGTCCTTTGTTTGTATTTCTCCACCACCCGCTGCGCCGCTTCCGCCAACTGTTGTTTCGCCCAGCCGCTCACGTTGCCGTTGAATGTCGTGTTGGCCGCCTCGCGCACCCGCTCCGCCACGGTCGGTGTTAAACACACCTGCACAACTTCCGTCGCCTTCTCCCGCTGGTAGTTCGTTGGTTCGCTCATGGTTTGGTGTTCGCCAGTTCGTTCAGTTGACCGCTCCGCAACAGTTCGTTCAGCGCCCGAGCGTTGCGAGGCGTGTTCAGGCTCTTGAGCAGGTCCACCTGCGTCAGCTTCTCGTTGCCCGCCTGTCCCCGAAGTTCCGCACGCTTCGCGTTGAGTTCCTTCTGCAACTCTTCCGGCGTCGCTTCGTCTTGCGCGCCTTCATCTAATGCGCCCGTGTCCATAAGTGGATTGCCGTCCGCGTCCAACTGCGGTTGCCCGAACGCCGGCTTCGGCTTCGGCACGGTCACAGGCTCGTCGCCTTCTGCCGGTTCGCCCACGCTGAAGTGTTCCCTGAGCTGTTGTTTGCCCAGCGTCACGCCGCTCTCCCCAAGGAACGTGAACACCTTGATGTCCCTGTCCGCGTCAATGGTTTGCGGCGGCGCGATCTTCACGTAGGCCAGCGGTTTCACCCCCTCGCCGAACGTCCACTCGATCACGATCTTGTCAAGCGTCTGGTTCAGCGTGTCGCTCAACCGTTGTCCGTCGTCCGCCGCCAGCTTCGTCTCTTCGTCCGCTTGCAGCGTCACCCCGGTCTGGTCAGGGCCGCCCGTGCTGATCGTGCTCTTGCTGCCGCCACGCCAGAGCGTTGCCATCCGCTCGTTCTGTTCCCGAATCAGTTCCGGGAACGGCAGCGTCCCCTGCGCGCTCAGGTCCAGCTTCTCCACCGAGTCGCCCTCGCCCATCAGCAGCGTGTTGCCCGCCAGCAGGTCGCCCAGAGCCGTGTTGAACGCCGTCCACTGCGCGCTCTGGTAGCCCGCCGTCGTCTTGCCGACGATCCCCGGCATGCCCTGGTTCTGGCAATAAATCAGCCAGCTCGTGCGCGCCAGGTCCTTGATGAGGTAGTTGACCGCGCACGGCTCTAGCAAACCCGGCCCACAGAACACCACCCATCCGTTTTCGTTCAACTCATCGCCGAACGTCGCGAAGTCACTCGCCAGGAAACGTAGTTGCCCAGTCCTATTCTCGAAGAACCGCAGCGGCACGAACACCGCCTCCGCAGCCAGCCCCTCAGTCGTCGGCTTCCATATCATCTCGAAAGCGGACCACCTATGCCCGACGCACTTCATGGCGAACTCAACGAACGACGAGAAGCCGCCCTTCAGGTTCGCGTCCATCGCGTGCGTCACGGCCATCGTGTTGTAGAAGTCGAACAGCGCTTTCCGGTGTTCATCAGCCGCTTCCTTCTCGCCTTCCTCCACGTCCTCATTCACCAACACCTGCCATTTGAGCCTCTTGACGGACGCCTCGCGCTTCGGAATAACGCTCTTAAGCACGTCATCCCGTTCCTCGATCTCCTCCATGCGCTGCGCGAACGGCGTCAGGTAGCCGGCCTTGAAGTTCCTTATCTCACTAACCAGCGTCGCGGCGGTCAGCTTGGCGATGCTGTATCGCGTCTGAAGCTGGTTGTAGCGCCGCGTGGCTGTGACAAGGCTGGTCTGGCCACCTCCATTGCCAGAATCGGTCGGGACAGGTGGGGTGGGGGTTATGCGCGGTTCGTTGAGGGCAACCGCGCCGCGAGTTGAAGGCGTTCTAGCAGCCATTGCTTTTGCTTTAAGCTATACGCTCAGGAAAGGCAAGCGGAAAGTTTCGCATTAAAATTCCGCGATTGATCGCAATGTAAGGGGACTGAACATCTTCGACGGGTCAAACGACAAGTAAAGAACAAGACCATTCACCTTGCGGCGCACAACATTGCCAGGAAGCAACTGGTCTCCGAACCGAATATCCTTGTCATAGGAAACGTGACTCTCGAATCCCATGTCGTGTTCCACTGCAAGTGGAGTTTCCACTGGCTTAGTTTCCACCGGCTCAGCGCAGGCCGGAGACTCGTGGTGCTTGAACGACTCTGTAAAGTTGAACTCGAAAAACCTAGACTCGTAGTTTTGTCGTGCGTCACACTCCCGGTCGTCAAGCTGAATACCGTAAACGTCTTCTCTGGCAATCACCGTCTGGTCTTGATACCAGAACGGCAACTCCAGCCTGTTCCTACGATTGATCTTTCTGCTGTCCGTTGTCATTTCCTCAAATAAATTTCCGGCAACCCGATGGCAGCACTACCTAGCGGAAACACGACTAGCGGCTTCCAGAAGTTCGCCAGCGTCACAAACACGCCGCCACTCTCCCACGCACTCTCAACCCATCCCGTGACAATCATAACATACTCCACCAAGACAACCATGCTCAGAACTTGCACTAGCCACCACTCGAAACGCCCGCCTGACTTTGCAATGTTAATCATTTGAGCCTCGCCAGCAGGTCCGGCCTGAACTTCCGCAGCACTTGCCGGCACATCTCGCCGCCCACCGGCGCTAGAGCGCAGAACACCGGCTTACTGTCTTGTATGCCGCACTTGCCGTCCCCGGTCAGGTGGCGACACACGCAGGGGACGAACGCGTACGCGCCCGTCTCGTCGGCGGAAGTCTCAACCGCCCGACCCTCAAGCCAGCGCACGTGGTCCGGCGTCGGCGTCTCGACGCGCAACACTTTGCAGCACATCCCACCGCACTCGGCGCACAGCCCGTTCACAGCTTCACCTCCGGTATCGGCAACGCCGGGTTCTTGGTCAGGCCTAGCGCCAGCAACCGTTCAAAGCGAAACCTACCTTCTCCCAGCGACCTGAATGTCCCGTGGTCCGCCGCACAGTAACCGCCCTGCTCTGCCAGCGAACGCCCGAACTTGGTCAACGAGATGTCCGCCTCTAATCCCCACTCCGTCATCAGAAGCCGCTTTACCCTTCCGGCAAGTCTCGCTTTCGATGGAGCTTCTTGACCCTTGAAATGTGGGAAGCCGTGATAGATAGGCTCGCCGAACAGCCGACCATTGCTGGCCTTCACAGCCTCTCCAACACCTTCCGCGTCGAACACCTCAGTACCAGCCTGCGTTCTGTATTCACCGAACGGCGCGACTTTCACTCTGATTGTCTTGTTCATCGCTCTTCCTTTTCTTCCTTCGGCTGCACCGGCTTGGTCACTTCGCCAGGGTGCGCCTCCATGTAGTCTTGCACGAACTTCCGGTTTCGCTCGCGCCCCTCCCGCGTCAGCGCCTCAACCGTGGGCCGCCAGCCGTTGCACAAGCACCCGCCCACGTTGTGCTTCGCCAAGATGCCGCCGTTGGCTGTCACGTCAGCGTCTCCCTCCTGTTCACGCCGCCCAGCGAGCCGCCGTAGGCCGACGATTGCACGCTCACTTGTCCGCCCGTCGCGCCCGAAAGCACGTCTGCAAGATAACGCAGCGCACCCATGCTGTGGTTGTCATCATCAACCGGCACGTCCTTCTCCGGCTTCCACACGTAGGACTCGAACTCATTGATCGTCTCGACGCACGACGGGTCAACTGTCAGTCTCGGTTTCCCATCCGCCTGCACCTTGAGCCGCGCCTGTATCGTCGCTATACCGTCCGTGATCCTGCCCTTGCCGCCCCTTGCCGGCAACCCCTTCCGCTTCAGCGCCTCGACCAGCCCAGCGGCTGCCTCGTCAACCGCCGCCAAGTCAACACGCCGCTCCTTATGCCAGTCCGCCGCCACGCCAGCCACGTCGTCCTGCACCCAGCCGCGCTTGTAGAACTCACGGAACACGTGCCAGCGCCCGTCGCTGTCGCTGCCGATGTCCAGGATCACCGCCGGGTTCGTGAAGCCGTCGTCGAGCGCGAAGTAGAACCGCTGCATCTCCGACCTCTCCCGGACCTTCACGTGAACCGCCACGTCGAACATCTCGTAAACCGCGCCCTCGGCCGTCGCCCAGATGCCTTCCAACAGTCGCTTGCGCCGAACACCAGTCAGCGACTCCTCAAGCAAGCCGATGCGCTTCCTGCCCTCGTCCGTGATGTTCCCGGCGTCGTCATACAAGTCCGGGTTGTCCTTGTGCGTCGCCCGCAGCAGCCGCAGACTCTTGCGCGTCCGTATCCAGTGCTTGCTCCCGGCAGGGTTGCAGTCTCCGTAAAGCTGCGCGTTCTTAACCACCGCGCCACGCCCGGTGCAGCGTGTGCTAAGAATTTCCCACTCAGACTCGGTCAGCTCCTCCGCCTGTGGCACGAATATAAAGTCGCGCTCGCTCGACAACACCCGGTTGGAGTTGTCCATGCCACCGAGCCAAATCTTGCTCCCGTTCGGGTAGATGAACGCAGATGGAGTCTCGCCGCCGAAGTCCTCCACGCCCGATCCCTTGGTGATGCGCTGAAACGTCTTGACCGCTGAACCTGCGAGCGACGCGTATGTCTTGCGGACCATCGCGCCTTGCGCACCCGGAAAGTTTGAACAGATGTCGTGTGCCTTGAGACAGCCGGCGAACGTCTTGGAACTGTCAGCCGGCCCGGCGCAGATGACTTCGTGCTCGGTTGACGAGAACAGTTCACCCGGCCCGCCGCGCAGCGTATAAACCACCTTGCGCGGTTCAGCCTTGGATTTGCTTGGCTTCACGGCTACATCTTACGCGGATCAACTACCGCAAAGGATTCATAACTATATTGTCGCCGCCTTCGATCGAACGGCTTCGTGCTTGCGTAACATTTCGGACAGGAAATGTTTTCCACTGTTGGATCGCCCTCACGATCGAATCCCCACCAAAAAGTTTCCGAATCCTCGAATACATGCTCGCATTCAGGACATTTGACGTAAATATGCGACCGTCTGGTCTTCATTGTCCGTCCCCGATCTGCTTGGCTTCACTTTCAACTTCCACTGTCGCCTGCTTCGGTTCCGCCGGCGGCGCGACCTGCACCACGATGACGGTCGGGCCGCTGTCCTCTCCTGCCTGCGATCTGTCGCCCTTCAGCATACCATGGTAGTGCGCTATCGTCTTCAGCGCTTCCAAGCTGCTAGGCGTGGTGATCTTCTCGCCCGTCGTCTTGCCCGCTGCTTGGTAGCTGTCGCACAGCCACGGTTTTGCCCGGAGTTTCCTTATGTTTACCCTACCATCTTCTGTCATCAGGTTTCCCGGCCCGTTGTTCGCCAGTTCAGCGAGCCTAGCCTTGACCTGTTCCGGCCCGAACTGCGAATCTCGCAAATGTCTATCAAGATAATGTCTAATTTTAGCCGACCTTAGCAAGCGGTGGCCGGTCACGGCGATTGCGTTGTAAGTCCTTCCGTATCCGGCCTTTCTGGCGGCTTCAACCGCGTTGAAACTCGACAACCACTCATGCACGAACTTGGCCTCGCGGTCTGTCAGCGGGGCGTGTTGCGGTTTGCGCTTGCTCATACCTGATCTTCACTCCATGCCCGCTGCGGCGTTTCGATTGCCCGGCGGCTATTGTCATAGCGTTCCGCCCGCCACGCTTTTGCTCTCGGCCACACACCGGACCTACGCCCGTATGCTTCCCAATAACTTTTGGTCACCAACCATTGCGCCTTGGCTTTCGTAGTAGCGAAACAGATACAGCGCATGCCGGAGATTTCGACTTCCCACGCCAACAAAATCGCCGAATCGGATGCGTTCACTCCGATCCTCCCGTCTCCAGGAACGCCCGCACTTCGGCCAGGTGCCGGGGCAGTCCGCCCAAGAACTCGTGGATGGCCGCACGCTCCTCGTAGATGTAACGGCACTCTTCCGGCGCGAGCTGTTCGGTTTGTTCCTTCATGGTTTAGCCTCTGCGTTCTGAACGCTTGTCGGCCACCTCCCCACCGAAACATTCGTCAAGTAGCTATGCGTCTCGTTCGTGATCCACAGAGTCGACGGCGGCGACGGGATAACCCAAGGACCGTAGTTCGTCAGAACGTAACTGCCCCAGGTGTTCGTTATCGGCGCGACCGGCCTCCACACGTGCCAGTCGGCAGACACGCACTTCAGGTTGAACACGTTCGTCTCCTGCTCATAGACGACGGTCAGGATGTGGTTCGTGCAGACCGCGCCGAGCTCGCGCCCGTTCTGCACGTGCCCGGTCCAGTTGGTAACGAGGACACGGTCCACTCGCACTTCGGACAGCGAGGTGACTGCAACATTGCTGCACACCATCGCTACGTTCGTGATTGCTCCAAGGAATGCAACGAGGTTCGTCATGTGATAATCTCCACCACGGTTTTCTCGTCCTTGCGGTGCTTCACCTTGACCTGCTCCGTCTGGAGCGTGATGCGCCACGGCTCGTCGCCGCTGATAATCTGTGCGTGTCTAAGGCCGTCGAGAAGTCCCTTGCACGAAGCCGCAAAGTTATCGGGGTCGAGGGGTCTGACGCGATAGCCCACAAAGCGGACCACAGTGCCGCCCACGCACGCAGCTTCTCCTTGTACTGCTGCGCCCAATGCTGGCGCATAGTCACGTTCAGGCTCGGCGTCCGGTAGTTGAGTGTCAGTTTGATCTTCATGTTGCTCGTTTTCCTTCCACCAGTCGCAGACCCTCTTCGCCGTCGAGTAGGCGCAGCGCATCATCTTCATCACGCTACCTATGTCGCCGTGGCACTCGTTCGCAGCGAGCATATAGGCGTCGCAGTTGCACCACAAGCCTGCGCACTTACCGTCGAAGCTGTGACATGATAGAGCCGCCGCCGCCCGCTTCTTTGAGTGTGATCCGCGTTCGCGGCCCGGCTGGTCCTCACGAGAGGTGGCCGGTCCTAATTCCGCAGAAGCGTCAGCCGCAGCGGGCGGCGGCAGATTCTTGGCCAGCGTGCTCCGGCTCAGCGGGAGCTTGGCCTGAACTTTGGCGAGGTCAGCGGCGTTCATTGCGCGGGCCTTAGCATAGGCTTTTCTTCCGGCGAATTGCAAGCCTTTTCCTTCGGCTCGTAAGCCTCGCACCAGTCGCCGCCCTGCCGGTCGAAGTCGGCGTAGCCGTCCCGGTCAACCACTTTGAAGTTGGCAGCACGCTGGCACGCCTTGCGCGAGGGACACGTCTTGTCAACACATCGGGTCACAGTCCAAGCTCCTCCTGTTCGCTCTCCACGAGCCGGTAACGGAACACGCGCCGGCCCGTCGCCGTCTCGCGCTCGTAGTCGGCCACGATGTTCAAGCCGTTCGCCCTGAGTTCGGAAACGTCGCTGCTCGGGCGCGTGCTCACGCAGCCCTGCGCCAGGTCCAGCGTGGTCGCTCCCGCACTGCCTTTGGCCCGCAGGAAGTCCAGCAGCTTGGCGAGGCGCGGCGAGTCGAGGCCGGCGTGGTGGAATGTCGCGCTCATGGCTTGTAGCCCTCCTCGTTCCATAGTTTCCAGCGCCGACGGACAGCCAGCGCCCGAATTGCTTCTTGCTCCGTGTCGCCGCCTTCTGCAGTGTCGGCGTCTTCATGCCGCACCCAAGCTACCCAAGCCGGTATGCCGATTCCGTCTTCGTCCTCTGTGCCGATCAGGTGCGCCGGCATCCGCTTGGTTTCAACCGCGTGCTTCTCCAGCCACAGCTTGCGCGGGCTCTTCACTTCGGGGACGGGGAACAAAAGGTCATCAGTCATAACAAGTTTGGGCTTCGGTCAATTTGTGTCGGTTCACCATCTCGGTCAAGATATTCCACCGGCAATCCAAGCCGTTTCGCAATCTCAATTTCCGCCGCTACACCTTTGCTCTCTTTCCAGCCGGTTGCCGTTACAACTAGCATCCGGTCACAACACGCAAGCATCACTTCGTCATACTCGCGCCAGAAATTCCAGCCTGTCGGAAGTTCCCCGGCCATCGCTATCGGGTGCGTGTGGCTGATTGGACTGAACACTTTCACGCCTTGCCGCATCAGCTTGGCCGCAACCCGGTTCAGTGCCGCCACACGCTTCCCGCGCATCTGCACGCTGCGATGCGTGTAAGGTCCAGCGAGGTAAGTCAACCCGGTCATATCATCCAAGGTTTTCTTGTTCCGTGTGATTCTCTACGCTGGCCAAATTGCGAATAGCTTGCCGGTAGTAACTCGCCTTCAATTCAATCCCGATTGCCTTGCGCCCGTTTATCACCGAACCATAAACCTCGCTTCCAACTCCCATGAACGGCGTCAGCACAATCTCGTCTGGATTGGTCCACAACACACAGGCCCGTTCCACAACATCAAGTTGAAGCGGGTGAACATGACGCTCGTCCTCTTCGTCCTTGGCTTGTTTGAAATTCAACACGCGATCAAGTCGGATGTCATCCCAAAAAGCAGAAGCATATTGTCGCCAAATCCAATGCGAGTAACGGTTCTCAAGCTGGCTTCCGGTCCAGCCCTTATACGGTAGAACCTCTTCCGGGATTTCACGCTCACCAGCGTAACGAGTAAGTCCGTTCGGGTGAACCACGGGCACAGTGTTCTCTCCGGTGTTGCGGAACACCAGCATGTAATCCGCATTGGCCATGCTGCATCGAGTCGAGTCTAGTGTGATTGCTTTGTGCGAAAGCGATTTCATCATGGTCCGGTTGCGGATCGTCAACGGCTCTTTGAAGATGTGATAACGCGCCGCATACTTCAGTCCGACCGATTCGTGCAACCGGATAATGTCACCCGGAAAGTCTCGCAGACTGTCACAACCTGTGTTGCCGCTTATCACGTCCATGCAATGAACCGCCGTCATCCTGCCCGGCAATGTCACCCGTGCAATCTCTTGCACCACAAACTTGTAATGCTCGAAAAATTCATCTCGACTCACGCTGTTGGACAAGTCCCGGACATCACTTGAATATGTGTAAAGGCATCCTCCCTCTGTTGCAAAGGGTGGACTGTAAATTGAGAAGTGAACGGACTTGTCCGGCAGGTCTTTCATCACCGCCACACAATCTCCATTGTAAAGCGCGTATCTGTCTGTAATGTGTTGCTTGTCGCTCATAGCCAGCTTGGTTTTGTAATTGTTGAATGATCTGTTGCCGCTGATTTAATGGTTGTCGCGTTGTGCATCTCTCGCACAAGCGCGTCGAACATGACGCTTGCCTGTTGCTCTTTACGGCGCATGTTCGCGATGACTCCGCGTTCACCTTCGGTTGCTATCACGTCCAGCCGCACGGGCCGCTTCTGCCCAAACCGCCAGCAACGCCGCACGCTCTGGTAGAACTGCTCATAGGAATGCGAGGCAAAGGTGACAACGTGATTGCAATGCTGCCAATTGATTCCCCAAGCCCCGATCTTGGGCTTGATGACGAGCTTCTTAAGCTGACCAGTTGTAAACGCATCGTAGAGTTCTTCCTTTTCATCATCTGGCGTCGCGCCGGCTATCTGCCGTGCTCCTGGAATTGTTTCCTCCAGTCTGTCCCCCTCATCATTCATGTGACACCAAATCACAACCGGGTCTTGATGGTCAACCAGCTTGGCAACAAACTCGCAGCGCTCCGTGAGTGTCCGTCGGCGCTCGTCCCGCTCTTCTTTCAGTCCGCAAGCCGGCAAGGTAAACAACATCCCCTCAGGTGGAGTTGTCGGCATAATGACGTGATCATATTCTGTCAGATTCGGAAGAATGAAACCGTTGTCCTCGAATCCCAAGTCACTCGGCTTCCGGCACGCAATCGCCCATGATGTCACCCAGCGCCAGAACGGCAACGTCGCATGCGTCTTGAGCCGCCATTGCCCGATTGTCTGGTGAACCCTGAACGCCAGCCGCGCAAAATGCTGAACTGACTTTTCAGCGAACAACTGGTTACGCCGCTCTTTCTTCTGTCCCTTGTCGTCCAAGTAGCGAAAGAACTGAGTCAGCATTTCTGTGTGAGTCAGTCCGCCAAGAGCCTCACTAGATGTGCCAAGCTCGACGTAATCATTTGGAGCAGCGGTTGCCGTTCCAAGCAATCGGTAAGGCATCTTGCTCACAAACCGCGTGACCGCCTTTTGAGTTGCGCCTGTGAAATGCTTGAGAATGCTCGACTCATCTCCAACACAACCGACAAAGTCCTGCGGATTGAACAGGTGGAGTTTTTCGTAATTCGTGACAATGATCTTGCCTTTACCGTCAACCGTTCCGTCCCGCGATTGTTTGCATTCAATTCCAAACTTCACACCCTCTCGCACGAATTGTGGACCTACTGCCAACGGAGTCAGAATTAGGACTCGCCCATTGGTTTTCTCTACCACATTCTGCGCCCATACCAGTTCCATCGGCGTCTTGCCGAGGCCGCAATCAGCGAAGATTGCCGCCCGACCTTTCCGCACAGCCCATTCCACAAGCGCCCGTTGAAACGGGAACAGGAAGTCCGGCATAAACACCGGCTCGAATCCGCTATTCCCTCCGACCTGCGATTTCTCAGCGATGAAGTCGGCGTAGGTCATTTCGCTGCCTTTCCATGCGCCTGCGGCATGCGCTTGGCAAGAAAGTCTCGGAACTCGTCGTCCGTCAACCGCCTGAGCACCATGTCCGGGTCGCGGTATCTGCTGGTCCGCTCCGGCGCCGGCCTGCTCTCGAACTCCGTCACCGTGCCGTCCCACTTGTTCACCAGCGTGCGCTTGACGCCGGCCAGCTTCAGCACCTTCGCCCCGCCGGGGTCCACGCTCACCACCACCGCCGGCCCGCCCTCCATCTGCACCATGTCGCCCGGCTGCAACGTCACCTGCCCCTGCGGACAGTTGAACTCTGCTTCGCCTGGGTAGCTCACAACGTCACCTCGTCTTTCGGTTGGTTCCTGATGTGGTTCTTGTCGCCGTGCCAGAACCAAGTCCGGCACTCCCTGCACCACGTGAAGTGGTTCCACCCCGGCGTCGAACAGGACGCCTCGATGTGGAGACAAGGACCAGCCGCCGCCCGGCCCGCGACAGAAGCGCCCGTTGCCGGACGCAAAGAGGGTCGCCCCTCAACCGGGTCGGCGGCTGGAAATTGTTGTTGGTTGGTTTGCATTGTCGCGGTGTTGAGGTTGGTCGGTTCAAATTGCCGCGCAAGCCAAGGACTCGTCGGCGCTCTGCTCGGCCCACCGGCGCTGCTGCGCTTCCCATCGCGCCCGGCGCTCTTCGTTCGCCTTGTCGTCGGCGATCCTCTGCGCTTCCTTGGCTGCCTTCTCCGCCGCCAGCTTCGCTTCGCCCGCCGCGATCTCCGCCGGCAGCTTGACCGCCTGCTTAGCAGCGTAGGCCACTATCGTCGCCGTCTCGTCCGCCGTCAGGTCGTCTTCCGTCAGCCACACGTCCGCACGGTTCAGGGTGTTGCCATCCTTGTCCGTCCCGTGGCCGCCTTGGATTATCTTGCCCACGTAGCCCGGCGAGCACCCGCAGGGGCAACCCGCCTTGCGGCTGAACTTGACTTCTACTTCCGTGCCGGGCCAGTTGGTTTCGACCGCCGCCTTGACCGCCACAGCTTCCATCTCCGTCGCCACGCCGGCAACCCTGCCCCACGAGACGATGCGGAAGTTGTATTGGCTCAGACCGAACTTGTCGAGGTATTCCCGGCCAGCCACGTCTCGGGCCTTGCCGTCCGTGTAGGCGGTGAACCGGGTTGAGGACTTGCGGAAGTCGCGCGCATCGCGCGGGCGTCTGACTTGGGTGATGGTTGCTTTCATTTGTCGCGTTTAGTTTGAAGCCGCGTCCAGCACCGGGCTTCCCGCCTCGGCCTTCGTTTTGTTCTCTGTCGCGCTCTTCATCTGCCTACATATTGCGCCAGCGCTTGCGGAATTGCAACTGTTTTGTTTTGCTTTCTGCATGGCAAAATAGGGCTAGTCATTTCAGCCACCCTCGCGCCTTGGCTTCCGCTGGGTGCGCGTGAATCCACTGGTGACAGCTCCTACAGACCGGCATGAAGTTCCGCACGTCGAACAGGAGCAACCCTTCCCGGCCTTTGCTGTGGTGTACATCCTCCGTCAGCCACGCGTCGTTGCGGTCCACACCGCGCACGTGAGCGCAGCAGACGCACCACGGGTTGTCGTGCTTGAACAGTTCCGCGATGGGCCGGTAAACCTCCATCCTCCGCGCCTCGCTCCCGCTCCGGGCCTTCACGCCGCCGCGCTCGGTGCTCTCCGGTCGCAGCCGCTTGAACTGGTCCGGGAACGCCTGCGCGGCAATGTTCTTGGGTTGTTTGGTTTTCATTACCGTTTTCGCATCAGTCGCACAACCGCATCGAGCACATCGCTGACATTGATCGCCGTAGTGCGTGTTCGCTCTCGATCTGTTAGTTCCGCCCACACGGCGTAGCCATCAAACAACAGTGTTGGCAATGTCACTTTGTGTTTTGCAGTTTCCAGAATTGCCGCTTTGGTTTTCCGTTTCATAGTTTTATTTCACCCGTCCACGAGCTGCGCGTGCGCCAGCCGTCCGCTCGTCAGCTTTAGGTGCAGCGGATACTCGTCCAGCCCGCCCGCCTCTTGCTCGTAGTCGAACACTCGCTCGCCCGGCTTGCTCCGCTTCCTCGCGTGCTCCCGCTCAAGCCGCTTGCGGTCGCTCTCGCCCCGCATCTTCTTGCCCGGCTGCGCGTGGTCGAACACCTGCTTGTCGCGCCGGTAGCACTCGTCGCAGCACCGCTCGTTCGCCAGCCAGCGCGTCGCCGGCGCGCCGCAGTAGCAGTTGTCGCGGTTCGGCGCTTTCCCCTGGTCCTGCGGGAACGGCATCCACGCCCGGTGCAGCCAGTTCACCGAACGGGCCAGCGCGATGGCTTGCTCAAAGGTTGTCGTCATTGCTGACCTTTTGCGTTGTGGCACTCGCGCAGGATTTCAGTTGCGCGCTTGGGTTCGGCGGCTTCGAGTTCCGGCCAACGGAGCAGGATTTTAGGCCATGCCGTGTCCACATACTTCACTGCGACTTCATCGAGACGGTTGCGCCATTCCGGTATTGCATCAAGCAGGCGTTTGCACCGCCCGAAGTCGGCGGAGTCTTGCGGCGTCGCCTTTTGCCCGAAGGCATTCGCTTCCCATTGCAGACCTTCCCGACAGAGGACGGCGAAGATTGCAGCGGAGCTTTTGCCCACATCCGTGCCGAGCCACCAGCGTTCTTGCGGGTCGCGGTCTTTTAGCGCATCGGCAATTTCCTTTTCCCACTCATCGGATTCTTTCGGCGTAGCCACGACTACCATGACTTGCTTGTGATAGCGATTAGCGTTGAAGTGGTGCGCGATGCCAGCATTTATCACCGAGTTCTTTTTGAACATTGGAAGACATTCAGATAGCGCAGTCATCGGGATTCCGTTCTGTCCAGGCGGCGCGCAGATTAACCACCCCAGCGGACGCCGCTCTATTTCGTATTTAGAGTCCATTTTCATGTTCAAACCTCCGCGCCGAGAAGTCCGGCACTTGCGTCAGGTCCACGTGCTCCGCGTCACGGAACAGCCGGCTCGCCACGCGCCGGTCGAACAGTTCCTCCCACGACTCCGGCACGCAGTTCGTCGTCGCCAGCGTCCACCGCCGCTCCCGCTTGCTCAGTATCCGGCACAGCTTGTCCAGACCCACCTTGCTCGGGTCGTGCCCGCCGCCGACCTCGTCCAGCACCAGCAGCGTGGATTCCTCCGCCCACTGCACCGACTCCCACGCCCCGCCCTTCAGGTCGTCCAGGAACGTCGGCCAGTGCAGGAACACCACGTAGGGTATCCGCTGCGTCCCTTCCCGCGTCTCCACCATCGGCAGCGCCCCGGCCACGTGCTCCGCCCACTTCTTTACCGCCACCGCCACGTGCGTCTTGCCCGTGCCGTTGTTCCCGTAGAGCACCAGCATGCGCCCGCGTGCCGGCGTCTTTGCGTAGCCGACGCAGAACGCCCACACGGCGTCCGCCATCGCCTCAACTTGCGGGTGCGTCGGCTTTAGCCTGAGCCACTTGCTCTGCCAGCTTTTTCGCTTCTCGTTCACGTTTGTCGAACTCCTGCTTTCGCCGGGCCAACTCGCCGTAGGACATCCCGGCTCGGGCAATCCCGACGTTGCGAGGATTCGGCTGACTGACTGCAATCCTGTTGTCATACTTTCCCTCCATCACTTTCACCACCACGTCCGGCTGGAGAATCCAGTCGAACGTCGCTTTCCAGCCTCGGTCGTTCTTGCCGGTGCAAAAGTCGCTCGCCGCGATCTTGTCAACCGCTGCTGAGAAGTTGTCCGCGAAAAAGGAATCGGCCCGGCGAATCTTGAGCTTGTGAAGCCGCGCTCCGTTGAAAGCAAGACAGCGTGGAAGTCCGGGCTTTGAATTCCAGACTTGAGCCTCAAGAGGCAAAGCAGGCGCTTGCGCCGCTCCCCCTTCCTTCTCCTTTTGGCTTTGGCTTTGGCTTTGGCTTTGGCTTTGGTTGCACCCGCTAACAGACTTTGTTACTGAGTCTGTTACTGTGCTTGTCTGTTCTAGTTTGGCTGTGCGCGCGGCCTCGGTCTGTTCCCGTTTCTTCTTGTAAAGCAGATTGCTTTCTTCCCACACAGACAGCGCAAAGTCGTTGTGCCACCGCCCGTTTTTGAGATAGAATTTCGGCCCGAAAATCCTGCCGCGCCGACGCATCCAATCTGCTGAATTTCTGCACTGGCACATGTCCCTCAAATCTTCGTCGTTATCGGAAGGGAGCCCGACACAGTCGGTCCACCAGTAACAGCAGATCGCCCGCATGTAGCTCCACCTGTCTTGCTCTGACCACCCTGGCGTCGAAGCCTCAAACTTCGTCCAGTAAAACGGCATGTAGGCATCAGGTTTCATACGGCAGACAAAGCGGGTTTCTTCTTGGATTTCTTTTCGATCCTGAGGGTGGCATGTTTAATAGCACGCGAACATTGCCACAAGCTCAACCCAACTTGATTGGCGTGGAATATCGCCTCGGCTAATACGTCAAGATTCGTGTAGTCGTGTGGATTTATCGCCTCAAAGAATAGCCTTTCGTTATCCGCAACCGTTCTATGGCATTCACGACAGACACAAAGAAGAGATTCCATAGGGTATTCCCAAGCCATCGCGCCAGTCTCATAGTAGTGGTGGTGGACTTCCAAGCTCTCACCCTCAGGCTTGCTACCGCAAACTTCACATTGAAAGTCAGCCCTTTCAAAAACCTTCAACCGCACTTCTTGCCATCGCGGGTCTCTTAGTTGCTGCCAATATGGAATCTTCCTCATTCACGCCTCCAAATCCTGAGCATGCCCGCCGACGGATGGAAGCCGGGCACAGCGAACTCCGCGAGGAGATCGCGGGTCAAGCCCAGATGCCGCTGGCGGGCACGCTCAAGTTTCGACGTTTCATTCATTGTGAAATCGCTGTTGTTTCTGGCGGGCTTCCAAACACCGCCGCCACAGTTTCCTGTGACGCGCTCAATTTAGCGCCCGGCCCGCCCGGAAGGCAAGGCAAAATTGCGGAAATGTTTTCAGGTCCACACGCCGTCCGGGTGCTCCTGCCGGAGCGCGTTCAGGTTGCGCCGGATATAGTCGGCCACGTCCGAGCGCTTGTCCTGCTTGAGCCCGTTCTGCCAAAGGTAGTGCAGGTAGCTCGCCGGCACGTCCTGCATGGGTTCGCCTTTGTGCTTTCCGAACGGCATAAAATCGGTGTCTTTAAGTTCAATCATGGTCGTCCTCGCAATCATGGCAGTTGTCGCAGTAGATTCTCCCGCGTTGAATGAACCGCCCGCAGCCGGCACAGTGCCAACGCCCGTGATGGACGTTGCGGCAGTCAATGTGCCCATGTTCCTCGGAGCAGTAGTAACACCCGCACGCATTTGGTTCAGGCGGCTCGGGATATTCCTTGTCGGATATTGTCATAAATCAAATCTCCCCCGGCTCGTCCCGACAAGGACCGCCGCCGGCGCGAACACGGGCACTTCGGGGAGCCAACCGAGTTGACCGAATCGCTGGCCGCACGGCAGCCGGGGGAAAGTGGAATGAGCGCGGCAGGATTTGAACCTGCAAATAGTTTGTTCACCGTTTAGTTTGTGAACAGGTTTCATCGCTTCAATGTCTCCGGCTAGTGCCGTTCAACCGACTCCACTCCACCTGTCCATAACTGGCACGGTCTATTGTGTGCCCGGCTAGCGTCTGCCTGAACATCTCCGCCATTTCTGGTTTCAACGATGTTGCTTTCCGCCACACGCTCATAAATTGAATGCCACCCGCCGTCGTCGGCGTGTTCCGATATTTCATAGCGCACAAGCACGGGTGGCAAAAGTGGTTTCACGGCTCGTCCTTGCTCGTCTCCAGGTCCAGCACGGCGGCGTCGAGCGCGTCCACCGCGTCCATCATCGCCGCACGGAGCTGGTCAGACCCGCGCACCTTCTCTGGCGGCAGGCTCGCCAGCACGATCGCCACGAGGCCGATGGCCTGCTTCAGGGCGCTGGCCTGTTCGGGCTTGGTCACTTGAACATTCCCTTCTGCCAGTCCCGCCAGCCGGGCAGGCCGGCGTTTTTCTTGAGTTCAGCTTTCCAAGCGTCCCGACTCAGGCGCACGGGCTTCGGGAGTTTCGGTTTGCGGTCCAGCCAGCGCCGCCGCCAGTGCAGCACCGCGCTCCACGAGATGAACCACGCAAACCCGACGCAGGCCGCGAGGATGATGGGGTTGATCTTCATTGCACTTCGATTCCTTGCGACTCGATGAACTGTCTGTCCACAGCTTTTGGCCAGTCAGATGGCCATTCTTCTATCGGCTCGCCGGCTTCGTCGAACAATATCCAGCCACCATCGTCTCGGTAGGCGCTAGCAATTCTCGGAGCAGACGCCGCCTCGTCCGGTTTTATCAACGAGCGGCGCGCTTCTTCGCGCTCAGCATTGGCTGACAAGGTGGCGTGCATGATGTCCAGTTTGAAGATTTCGTCACAGGCGCTCATGGTTGTCCTTTCAGTTGTTCGTGCTTTTCTAGTGCTTGCCGCTGGCACGTGTCCAGCGAGGCGGTCAACGGCTGCATGTAGGGGTGGCTCAGGACTTCGGCGAGGCGATAGGCGTCCGCTTTCCAATCGGAGAGTTCTTTTCGAGAGCGGTCCAACTCCCCTTTTATGACTTCGAGGTTGACGTTCAGCCGCTCCACTTCCTCGGTCAACTCTGCCGTCCGCTGCCGTCCGCACTCGTGCAGGCGGCGTTCGGCGGCGAGTTCGCGTTCAACACGGTCAAACGCTTCTTCAATTTCTCCAAGTTGCAAAAGGCGGCTGTGCAATTCCAGATGTCCAAGCGTAGCCGGAAATTGAGTCACCAAGAACGTGCTCAGGCTGTCGGTTAGTGGGGTCTTACTCATGTTTGGTTTCCTCCAGTGCGCGGCGGGCCGCGTTTTGCGAATGTTGCGGACGCGGTTCGTATTCGTAGCGGTCTAGGCTTGTCAGAAAGCGCAGTGTCATAGCTGCGAGGTGCAAAGCCTCTTTTTTCACGCTTTCCTTGGTGGATTTGTGAGGTTCATAGGTCAGTTGCACAACCTCCTTTTGCAATTCGCCCATTTCCTCGGCCACAACGCTGACGGCGTGTAACGCATCAGTTGGCCATAATGGAAATTTGGTGGTCGCACGATCTACTTCTGCACAGATTTCCAAGAACATGGGAGCAGTCGGATTGTCCTCTCGCAACTGCTCGTTCTCGGCGCGAAGTTGGTCGCGTTTGACGCAAACTTCGTCCAGAATGTCGGCTGCGTTGCTCTGTTGCGCTTTCGACACTGCCAGTTCAGCCCTCAACCGCTCACACTCCTCGGCGACGGCGATGAGGTCGCGCATTTCTGGCAGCGCGAATTCGTCCGCCATTAACTTACATTCCGCGAGCGTGTGCCCGCCAAACAGCTTCGTGGAGGTCGTCACGTTCGGGACTTCCTCCAGTTCGCTAGGCATTCTGTAGTCGGTCATAGATGTCCTTTCCGGGTCTGGCCAGCCGCCAGACCGCTGTTTGCCGCGCCTTGGCTGGCCGTAGGCGCGTTTTTAGCTACCGGCTGGGGCAAAGCATCGGTTTTCAGCCCCGGCGCGCCCTGCGGCCACCATAGGCCGAGCCGCCAGCCCGCCTGTTGGCCCGGCTTCTGCCGGACCGTGTCAATCGTGGACACCTCACCGCCCGCCGCCTGCACCTCGTCCAGCGCGGCGATGTAGCCGCCGTTCGGCACGAACAGGCTGGACGGCTTGGCCGGGTCCTGCGGTGGGGCGGGTTTGCGGGTGGGCCATTTCATACTTTGCCGATGCAGTGTTCATATTTCTTCGCACGCCATTTCCCAGTGCGAATGATTGCTTCACTGATGCCATATCGTAGAGCTTGGCAGCCACACCGCTTGCATCGGTATTGGTCGCGGTATCGGTGTCCGTCCCCGCCGAGAGTGAACGAGTTTTGTTTCTCCCATTCGTGGTCGAGCGGCCCGTCGCCAAGGAAGTCCACTGCTATCAGCGTGCGCGGCTTTCCTTTGTCGCCATATATTCTCTGCTCGCCATCATTGAACGCTCGCAGCGTTTTATCCGCCCATGTTTTCGCGCTTGCGGCGTCTGTAACTTCATTCTTGCAGTATTCTTCCCACCACTCGGAGTGGGAATTTTTGACTTTGATTCGGAATCGCGGCATACATTATCCTTACAACCACACCCCCAGCGCTTGAATCGTCGTGCCCAGCCTGCGGCAGATGCGGACAGCCCGCCACATGAGCCGCCACCCCTCCGCACGCTTGCCCGCGTCCGCCATACAGAACGCGAGGTGCTTGCCAGTCATCGCCATCACGCGAATGGTGGTTTGGGTTTGTTTGGTCATAGTGTTAGCGGTTTGAGGCTTCCCAGTCGGCCATCAGGCGCTTGGTTTCAACGCTCGGCATGGTTGCATGGACCGCCTTGAGCAGGTCCAGCAGCGCCCGGCTGTTCCGTACTGCGAACTGATGAATACGGTTGTCCTCGCGCTCCGCTGGCGTCCAAATATGAACTATTCTGTGTGTCGGTTTCACGACGCCACCGCCTTTCCGCTGCGGACGGCGGCTAGCGTGCGCCGCACCTGCTTCAGCGCGTTCTGCAAATCGCAAATCGCAAAGTCCCGCAAGCCGGCGTTCGCCCTGTCTGTCGCTGCGAACACGTCTTGCAGTCTGTCCGCCGCTTCCGCCACCGCCGTCAGCACGGCGTACTCCTCGCTCAGAGCCGCCAACGCCGGGTAGTAGCTGTCCCGGCCTTCGATGGCCAGGACCACGTTCCGGCCATTGGCTTTGAGCACGACGTTGTTCTGCCCGGCGTGCTCCTCAATCTGAAGTTTCGTTTTCATCTGTCGCGTTTCTTTCTGTTGTGCTTGGCCGTGATTGGCCTCGCCGTCCGCCGCAGCGCGCAGCCCGGCGGAAGGCGGGGTCAGGCAACCAGTTCGACTTGTAGCGGCCTGACCGTCCGCACGCGAAACCAACCGCCGTGCGGAACACCTTGAGTGATCTCGCTGTCACCGACAACGATGTATTCATGCTTGTCACCGTTCTTGTAGATGTGGACTTGGTCGTTCGCGGCGTTCGCCAGCTTGCTCGCGTTTCGGAATGCTTCCGTGAATGTCTTCATTGTCGCGTTCGATTCGGCTTCCCCGGCGCAGGGCGTCCGCCCCGCCTTTTCTGTTTTGGTTTCCGGTTTCGCTTTCATCTGGGGCTACAATAAGCGCAAGCGCTGGCGGATGCAAGAACTATTTCGTGCTTTGTTTTGCTACCCGCAACGCAAGAAATGGCCAGTCTCGCGCCGCGCCTGCTCAGCCGCTTTACGCGCCCAGTGGTAGCGCCATCTTGCGTTCGCCGCCTTCCTCGCGACCCTGCTCGACCTCGCCTTGGTCGGCCCGGTCACGCTCCCGCCCTTGCGGCCCATCGCGCTCGCCGTCCAGACCGTCTTGCCGCTGTGTTTCTTCTCGCTCATCGTTGCCTTTCCCCGTCGCGTTCCGTCTTCAGTTTGTCGTCCGCCGCCAGCCTGCCGTAGAACACCCACATCTCCGGCCAGCCGTCCTTGATCCGCCGCAGGTTCTCGCTGTCGGCCACGAGCGCCGCCTCGGCCAACCGGAACGCGAACCCGCCGCCCCAGCGCTTCATCGCCATCACCGTGTCCAGGTCGTCGTCGCTCATGGCTCACCTCGTCCTCGCGCTCGCCGTCGTTTCCCACCACAACCGCAGCCCCGGCACGGGCCGCTCCGGCACGCACGTCGCCTGTATCGCACTCGCCTTGGCCTCGATCCGGCACAAGTCCGGTCGGGCTTGCACCAGCGCGTTGATGTCCACCACTTCCCACCGGAGCACCTGCTTGACCGCCACACCGCTCGCCTTGGCCACCGTCGGCAATGGTGCGCGCAATGCCGCCTGCAACTGCGCTTCCGCTTCCTTGGCCCGCTGCTCCGCCTCAAGCGCCTTGGCCAGCCCCGCCTCGGTCTGCATCCGCGCCGCCGCTTTCATTGCCTTCTCCTCTGCCTCAAGCCGCTCGCGCAGCAGCCGTTCCTCGGCTTCCCGGCGCTTCGCCTCCTCCGCCGCGACTCGCCGCGCCTCGGCCATCTGGAAGTCCGCCACCTGCCGTTCGAGCCGCTGTTGTTCCGGCACCACGGACGAGAGGTGCGTGTCCTCGACTTCCTTGATCTTCGCTGCGACGGCGTTCAGCGGCCTTCGCATCTCCAGCGCGAACTCCTTCACCTGCTTGACGTAGGTGCGGATGTCCCGCGCTATGGCTACCGCCGCCGCCTGCTCTTGCGCCGTGGTAACGCCGAGCACCGTCTGCGCCCGCACAGCGAGCGATCGGCTTTGCTCCTCCGCGTCGTGCGTGAGCGTGATGTTGTCCGGCATCAGGCCGGCCAAGTCCGGCGCGAACAGCCGCACCAGCGATGTTCCGTTTCCGTTTGTTCCGTTTGTTCCGTTCATATTCATAAAGTAATGCGAAGCCGGTTGTGTCCGTAGCGCCAACCGCTCGCGAGCCCGTAACGCTCAGTCGTTCACATTCTCGTCTGCTCCCGCTGCATCGCCAGGAGGCTACGGGCGCTTTCCCACTGCACCTTGGTCGCGTCCCATTCCGCGACCACCGTCGCCGCGACCTGGAACTGCTTCGCCAGCGTCTTCAGCTCCGCGTGGTAGGCTTCGTTCGCGCGCGCTTCCGCTTCGGCTTTGTTGTAGCTCTCGCCGCCTGCCAGTGCCGCCGCCGTCGCCCTTGCGAGCGCACGCTTTCGCATGTCGCTGTCGTATTCGATCACCTGCTTTGCCGCGCCCACGTCGCCAGCCATCACGCCCAGCTTCTCAGCCGACTCCACAAGCCGCTGCTGGAGCGATTGAACGTCGCTCCAGTCAGCAGCCGCAGAGGCCGGTTTGTCGAATGGCCTTTGCACAGGTCAGAACGGCACGTCGCCGGATTGCAACCCGGCCAGCGCCTTGGCGAAGTTTCCGTTGAACGATTCGAGTAGCTCCACGCCGCTCTTGCGGTCGTAGCCATTGGCCTTGGCCGCTGTCCAGAACGCCGTAACCGCGTCGGAGTCGTCCTCCACCGGTGCAGCCGGAGTAACGACCTGCTTCGCCTTTGTGATCGAAGCCAGCACCTTTCCTACCGCTGCGGTTCGGCGCTGCGGCTTCACGCGGATAGCGCTCACGATGTCTCCGAACGCTTCCACGTCCATGACGGTGAGCGTGATCTGCTTGCCAGTCCAGTCGTCCGACTCGTCGCCGTGTTGCTTGGCGATCAGCGACCAGTTCGTCTTGTTCAGGATGAGCCCCTTCTCCACCTCGTTGAAGTAGGCGACGGGCTTTTCCTGCTTGCCCTTGTCCTGACTGTCCAGTTCCTCCAGCACGACCTTCTTGATCGTGACGGTGATGTCCTCGGCCAGCTCCTCGCTCTTGAGGTAGCGGCTGGGATAGACTTGACTGCTGTTCATTTTCTACTTTCCTTCCTGTTGCGCGGCCTGTGGGCCGCTGGTTGTGGTTGTTTCTGTTTCCGTAACCGGCAACGCCAGTTGAAAGTCGGCTTGGCTCATTTCCCGGCGCTCAACAAACTCGCCGCGTGTTCCGTCCGATTCCGTTCTAAAATAGTCCTTGCTCCGGTTCGGCGGGTCAAATACGACGATACACTCGGTCGGGCGCATCTCATATCCGCTGGTCACTTTGTCAACCAGTGAATCGCGTTGGATTTCCTTCGTTTCGATTCGGCTGGCGAAGTCCTTTGTCACTGCGGACTTCTCTTGCTCCAACGTGGTGATCTCCGTGCAAGTGCGGCCCAGCGTCCGTGATAATTCCAGCATCTCGTCATTCGTGAAGACATGCTTGGCGTGGATTGTTTCCTTGGACTCTGGCGCTTTCACTTCAGGCTCTTTCTTCTTGGTTTTCTTGCTCATGTTTTGTGGTTTCTGCGATTGTGGTTTGCTGCTTGATGAAACTGTCAATCGGCGTCAGGTCCGGCGTGCAGCTCTTGGCCAGCGTGTCGAACAAAGCCTGCTTCGCCGCCGCCGTCATGTGCGGCAGCCGCTTCTCCAGGATCACGCGCAGCATCCTGTCTGACGCTTTCTCCTTCCGGTAGGCCGCTACCTTCCGCTTCGCCTCGGCGTGGATCGCCGCAATGCCGGCGTCAATGTTGCGCGGTGCTCTCGCTTTGGCCGGCTTGCGCCGCGCCTTGGCCGGCTTCGGGGCCGGCGTCTCTGCTGTGTTCTGTTCGTTCATGATGTCTTGGTTTTTGGTTTGAAATGATCCCAGCCGGAAGATGGCGATTCCTTTTCGTCTCCATTCTTCCAGTCCCGCGCCTGCATTATCGCTTCTTGGTCGCGTTCTGACAGGTCGTTCCACTCGTCAGCGGTGTCGTCTATACCGTCGCGCAACTCCTCCACCTGCAAGTTCAGTTGTTCATGGTTATTCTCATTGAAACGCGTTAGTTTCGGGACATAAGACTTGCACGCTTCCAGCGCCCTGATCTCCGCGTCAACTTGTTCCTTGGTTGGCTTGTTCATGGTGTCTCACTTTCTTCCGGCGGCGGGTATCCGCCGTATGATTGTTTGATCTGTTCAAGCTCTTTCCACGCCGACATGAAAGCGTCATTACCCGGCTGACACTTCATCATGCGGGCCACCAGCTCGTCGTATCGCTCGCGGTCGGTCATACGGTCAACTCCTTTGCGTGCGCCTCGTCGGTCCACTCCCGCGTGCAGGCCGGGTCGTGGCACACCGGGCATGTCGTGTCCATCTTGGCCGTCACTGTCCGGTAACGCTTCTCCGGCTGCGGACTGAACCCGTTCAGAACGGCCAGCGCCCGGCTGATCTTCCGTTGTGCTTTCTGGTGCGTTGTCATGCGATCCACTCCAGTTCGTGCGCCATCGTCTCACGCACCAGCCCTGCCCCTTTGAGGATTTCAATGATGTGCATGTAAGACTCGAAGTTCAGCTTGCCCATCAGCGCCGCATACAAGTGCCCGCTCGGCACGCTGCCTAGTTCCTTGATCGTGTCCGCCACGGCCTTGACCGCCATCAAGCCGGCCAGCACTTCGTCTTTGGTTGGTTGTGTCGCGTTCATATTACAATCGCAGACTCCTTCAGCCAGTTAATCCACCCGTTGAAATTTGAATCGGCAAGAACCAAGGCAAACTTTTCAAAGGGAGAGAATTGGTTGTGTCCAATCGGAGGCTTGATACCGCGATAATGACCGACGCCAAAAGCCCTGTGACCGCGTTCCTGAAACACAACGAAGCTGACTTTCCCGGCTGTGCTCGACTCAAACACAGCCAGCTCCACAATGCTGATGACCGGAATCCCCGGACTAAGAGCTGCTGAATGCCGAACCTCAGCCCATGCTGTTTTCCTGTAAGACGAGTCCAATCCTGCGGACTTGACCGTCAATCCTGATAGTATTGTTCTTTTCATTGTCGCGTTCGTGTGGTTGGTTATTTGCACTCGCATTGCCAGTTGTGTTTGCCGCAGGTGGCGCAAATTCTCATCTTCAGTTCGTATTCGTGCTCGCGCTGCTTGTCTTCGGCCCGATTGTATGCCGCAGACACAACCCGCTCTCCCTTGCCCGTCTCTATCATAATCGTCCCAATTCCCGCGCCTCGGAAGTTCAATTCCCACACCCGGCGCTCAAGCGGTGACATCTTGGGAGAAACATTCAATTCGGACTGTGTGTTTTCTGTTTTCATTTTGTCTGTCGCGTTGTCTTTCGTTTTCCGTTCTACCTGCCAGCATCCTAAGCCATCGCAAGCGCTGGCGCAACACTTTTTTTCGTGCTTTGTTTTGCCACGGCGAAAGCAATAAATGGCTATAATGCAGCTTTAACAATCCTGCCGTCCGGCAGTTCGGCTTTGGATACCCAGTTGGCAACCCAACGCATCAACGCCAGCTCGTTGGCTGATACGTCTCCAACGCGTTCGCTCAACATCTTCACTCCACGTGAATCGTAAGCTGCAAACTCTGCGTAATAAGACCGGCGTTGGTTTCCGTCCCGCACCAGACCGAATGTAACTGTTCTATTCATTGTCGCGTTTCTTTCTTGGTTGCGTGCCGTTAAATGTTCAGTCGTTGCTTGCTGATTCGGACACTATCATTTCCCACTCACCCGCCGGCACTGCGTCGTCCGGTGTCCATCCGCGTGCCATCAACATGGTTTCAATTCTGTTGCGTTGAACCCTGCTGTATTGAAGCAGGTTCGCGTTGTTGAACTTTACCAACCTGTCGTTTGTTTTGGTTTCTGTTTTCATTTTGTTTGTCACGTTTCTTTTTCTCTGTTACGCCTACACAATAACCGCAAGCGCTGGCGCAAGCAAGCGAAAAGTGAAACTATTTTCAAGCCGTCCCTTGCCATCTCAGTAGCAACAAACGGCCAGCCGCGCACGCTTGTCCAAATTCCTTGCATGTCCGCGCTGGCCGTTTATTGCTCTGAGAGTGGCAAGAAATGGCCGGTGGTCGGCGCAAAGATTTTCCAACTTTTCCGCTCCTAACACTTGCGCGGCGGCGGGTGGTGTGCTAGGATTACTTTGTTCAAAGCCCGTGGTGGGCTTGGTCAAATCGGTCATGTCGAACTTTACTAATTTAGAGTCCCGTCCGGTTCTTGACAGCCAAGTGCAAGTCAAGACTCCGACCGATTTGCGGAGCACCACCCGGATAGGTGATTCGAGCCACCCGTGCGAAAGCCGGGTGGTCACTTTCCCGGAACTTAAATCGTTTATCCCATCCGACAATGATCTGGAAAACTTCTGGTCACAAGTCACAAAAACAGACGCCTGTTGGATTTGGACCGGAAAACAATTGTCTGGTAAAGGTAAGGGTTATGGTTACTTTACGTTCTCTGGAATAAAGGTTTTCTGCCATAGATTCTCATACCAACTCTACAAAGGAAGAATCCCGGCTGGTTCAGTTTGCTGCCATTCATGTGATAATCCTTCATGTGTAAATCCAGATCATTTATGGGCCGGAACTCAGGCTCAGAATATTAAAGACATGGTAAACAAAAAACGGAATTCGTCTGGATTTAAGATAACTTCGGCAAAATTGAAACCCGAACAAGTCCAACAAATTCGCCACATATACTCTCTGGGAGGAATAACGCAAAAACAACTTGGAATTCAATTTGGAGTTTCACTCCCAACGATAAATGATGTCGTCACAAGGCGGCATTGGAAACATATCACTTGAAAGGACGACACCATGCAGACGATCTTCCGCACCCGCCTGACGGCGAACTTTACCACCCTCCCGAACGCCATGCTTCGGGACAACTCGCTCAGCTTCCGCGCCCGTGGCATGCTGGCCATGATCCTGTCCAACGTCTCCGACTGGCAAGCCGGCCCGACCTGGCTCAAAGGACGCGGCACAGAAGGCGTTTCAGCTATCCGGGCAACGCTCCACGAGCTTGAGCGTGCCGGCTACGCCGTTTACACCCAGGAACGGGACGCCAACGCCCGGTGGTCAAACTCCGTCTGGACATTCTTCGACTCCCCGGTTGCCCCAGAACAGCGCAGCGATCCAGCAGACCGTTGCTGGAGCACTAAAACCCCTGCAAACAAAGGCGACCGTCCGCGTTGCAAGAACACGCAAAGCGGAGGCGCGGAGGCTAAGAAGGACCATAGGAAAGAAAAACTATTGTCTAAAGAGGCTAAAGAGGACGCGCCGCCAGCGCCGCGCTCCGTTTCCCCAGAATGGAAGCCAGACCCCAGAAGCAAGGAACAACTCTTAGACGCCCTCCCCGTCCCTAAGTCCTACCTGTCGCAGCCGGAATTTGAGGCCCTGGCTTCCGACTGCGCACCGACCTTGCTCGACTACCGGCCCGACCTTTACGCGCACCTGTGCCGGCACAAGTGGCGGGTGTGGAGCAAACCGAACAACCGTTGGCAGCCTATCCGCAATCTGAAAGCCTTCCTTGTTGGGCTTGAGGCTAGAATCGGGAGGGCGTCGGCATGAAGCTCACCCGTGAAATCATTCACAGCGCCGGCACACGCGGCGAGGGGTTCAACCGGGCGCAACTCGCCCTGCTCAAAGTGCCGTGGCCGCCGCAGAAAGGCTGGCTCGCCAACCTGGTCGGTCAGGAGGTGTCAGACGAAGACTGGCAACTGATCTTGCGGCTGAGCGGCACAGACAGGAAAACGCGGCGCGAACTGCTTGAAGGAAACACCGCGCCGGGTTTGTTTGCGGAAAGGAAACCTCGAAAGCAGAAGCCTAACGGCACGCCGCTATTGCTGTGAAATGGCAGGCATGCTGACCTTTCCTTTGCCGCCGTCGCTGTCCAGCCCGGTGCAGTCCAGGAACATTTCGCGCATGTAGATTCTGGCGCTGACCTCCTCAATCTCGCGCAGCCGCCGCCGCCTGACGCGGGCTTCCCGGTCGCGCTTCAGACGCTGTTTCGAGTGTTTGATCACAACACCTCAACGACCTTGATCCGCTGCGCCAGGAACCACGTGCCGCCCTGGCTGGCCGGCCTCAGCAACGGCACGGTGTCCTCGACCTCCACGGCGCACCACACGCGCCGCTCGCCGCTCGCCAGCCGCGCTTTGAGGTGCGGGGCGGTAGGACTAGGCGCGGCGTGCCAGCCTGGCCTGTAGGCGAAGCCACGGGTCGGGTGGGCCTCTGCGGCGAGCCACTGGCCGACCGGGACGACCTGTCGGCGGTTGATGAACAAAGGTCCGAGCGTGCCGTCCTTGCGCCGGCGGAAGAGCTTGAAAGCGTTCACGGCTTGTAGTTCAGGATCACGTCGCGGAAGCCGGTGAAGATAGGCGAAAAGCCGTGAAACCGCGCATCCTTGTAAGCCTCTTCCGGCGACATGCCTCGGCCAATTCTGTAACAGGCCACCACAACTCCGGTACGGTCGCACCCGAACTGACAATGGACGAACACCTTGCCGGTGTGCTCGTCTATCATGCGGACGATCCGGCGCAGGTCCGACTGCTTCGGGGAGACGACACCGCTCAGGCCGACCTCCTTGTAGTCCATGCCGAGCGAGTTGCAGACCCTCCATTCATCGAGCCACGTGTCGCCGCGCCGCAGGTTCAGCACGAGCGTGACGCCCGACTTGGCCAGCGCTTCCAGGCCGGCGGCGTTCGGCTGAGCACCGCGGCACAAGTGAGCGTCCACAACGTCGAAGTTCTGTATCTGGTCCTTGGGCGGGAAGCCGCGCTGTCCGGCGCAGCCGCAGACGATCAGGCTCATAAGCAGTAGCAGTTCAGTTCTCACTCGTCCTCCACCTTGAAGCCGCACTCCGGGCAGACCCAGCCGTCGGCGCACCGGACCATGCCGCACCCGCACAGCTCGCAGACCATCTCGCTCATGCGGCGTCTCCCACTTCAGTTTCGCCCAGCGGCATGAACTCCAGGTGAAACCCGGTTTCGTCTATCCAGACCTGCGCTTTCGCGTAGGACTCACGAGCGGGTCTTTCACCCGCCCTACCCCTTTCATCCTGCCTTGAGCCGCATGCCCTCTCGGGTTTTGGCGGCGGGGGCGTGCTTGTGCTGTCAGACCTTGCGGCTGCGTCAGGCTCGCTTACACCATCGTGAGTATATCGTCGGCGGAGGACTTTCATTTGAACTTTCCGAACAGCGCCTCGAAACCTTCCGGCAGCAGGGCGTCGTCCTTCGCTTTCAGCTTGGCCAGCGTCTCGCGCTCGCCGAACTCCACGGCCAACCGCAGGCTGCGCTCGTACTCCGCCGTGCTCATGGACAGCCGGTCGGCGTCCCGCAGGCGTGGGTTCTTGCGCCAGACCAGGCCGATGAAGTCGTCGGCGAGGCTCACAGCCACGGCCCTCCGTTCTTGAAGTAGGCCGCGCACAGGAACAGCACCGGCGCGACCAACAGCGCGATCCCGAGCGCGAACATGGCTTGGTCGTGCGTCACAGCCACCACCTGTTCCAGCAGAACTCGCCGTGTTCGTGGTGGACGAACCAACTCGTCTGGTGCGGCTTGCTGTGACGCCCTTCCTTGTGGTCGAACGCGGTCGTTCCGCTCAGGCTGCCGCCGATCATCCAGTGCTCGTGGTTCAGCGCCGTGTGGAAGTGGCCGATCACGATCTTGTCGAAGTGCGCCGCCTCCGGCATGTTCATGCGGGCGGTCGCCTCCCTTTGCTTCCGCCGCTCGATGCCGTAGAACGGGATGCCCCACGTCCCGAGGATGCCGTCCCCGTGCGCTATCAGGTAGCGCTGCCCGCCGACGTTGACGACCTTGCTCAGCCCGACGTGCGTGTTCCACTTCACGTTCTTGAGGTTGCGGCAGTGCTGCTCCGCGATAGCGCAGGCGACGTAGCCCCACGAGTTGAGCCCGCCGTCCTCGCACTGCGGCTTGCGCGTGATCCGGTCGTGGTTGCCCGCCGTGATGGCGTCAACCTCCACGCTCTCGAAGTGCGCCGAGAGCTGGTAAACGAACCCGCCAAGCAGGTAGCCCGCCCGGACGGCCTGAACCGGGCACGGCACTTCGTTCGTGCGGCTCAGCTCCTCGTGGATGTCGCCGCTGACCCAGTCCGCCGTCCCGATGACGTGGCACTTCGGCACGCGGTAGCTGCCGCGCATGACTTCGGTCTGGTGGACCACGCGCTCGGCGAACTTCGCCACGCGGGCTTCGGCCAGAGCCAGGTTGAACGCGCCGAACTCCTCAACGTGCGCCGGGTTGGTCTGCTGGCCCACGTGCCAGTCCGTCGCGTGGACACAGTGGACCACCGGCGTGCTCACCAGCCCGCTGCTCTTTCGTATCTCAGCCGGTTTGCGCGGAGAGAACTGTTCCACCTCGCACAGCACGACATCCATCGCCTCGCGCACCTGCCCGCTGGCTACCTTCTTCGACTCCAGCCGGCCCTCCAGCTCGGCGACCTGTGCCCGCAGGTGACGCACCTCGTCAGTCGGGTCGTGCTTTGACTTGAACTCGTTCAATTTCATAACAGCCCCGTTGCTCCTTCCACGTTTTCCAGCGCCCACTTTACCCCGGACGGGTGCGACCAGAACGACTTGCCGCCCTTGGACAACTGGTACTTCCGAAACTCCGGCTCTTCCGCCACCTGCCGGAAACGGTTGCAGTGGACGTTCCCGCACCGCTGCGTCCTGAACACGGAGTCCTCAAGTATCTCGTCGGCGTCGGTCAGGCTCGCCACGCCCCCACGGATGGCCACGCGCAGGCGCGTGTCGTTGTCGTACTTGGCCGCGAACTCCGCCCGGCTCATCGCGCCAGTTTTCTTGGGCCGACGCACTTCCCGTTTATCAGTTTCCCCCGACTGAGGAAGGTCAGGAAGGTCGCTCCTGGCCGCGTCAATGTAGGCGTCCGTCACGCCATGCGGGTGGAGGTTCTGTTTGATCCTTGAGTTCGTTATTCCTGGACGAGCCAGGATGTAGTCTGCCAACTGTTGTTTTGTTTTCATGTTTGCTTCCGGCGTTGCGCCGAAATCTCAAAGCCTCGCGCTTCATGTGCCGCAGGAGGTGGCCGGCCTTCCAGTCGGCTACTTTCCGTCGTATGGGTAGAGTGTGTTCCACGATTCTTTCCTGCCGTCGCACCCGCACGGCTTGCCGAACGTGTTCAGGTACCACTGCTTGAACGCCTCTCCGCCGACAGGCCCGACCGCCCGCTCGACCGTGTCACCCACGCCCTTGTCTTGACCTCCCCTCGCTAGGGCGACGCCCTTGGCCCAGAGCGGCCACTTGTCCCTTGGCACAGGTTCAGCACGCCCCACAGACAGTGCGGGGAGCGGCTTGGTAGCTTGTGGCGATCTTCCTACTCGCCGCAACCTCGTTCCCGATCCGCTCCATCGCAGGAGCGTGTCAACATTCTGGACAGGGTTCATCGGCTTTTACAGTTGCGATGCCCAGACCGCCCACGTCGCTCGGCGTCACGTCTATCGTCCCGCTCAGGCCGGTAGCCAGGCATGTCACGCTGCCACAGGTGTATTCGTCTGTCAGGCTCTTGCTCATGCTGCCGGCCAGTTTGCAGGCGGTGACTGCCGGGACAAGGACCGTGCGCGACTTGCACATGTAAGCGCCCTGCCCGTCCCAGTAGCGGATGGCGTTCTGCGAGTAGCCCCAGCACGACGCCGGCATGACCGGCCCGGCTGCCGTGACGGTGAACGCTTGTTGCACAGACCCGGACTCGCACAAGTTTTGCTCGGTGATCAGACATAGCTCCAGGTCGCCCGCCGCTACCGTGCGCGAGGTGTAAGCGTCGTCCACGCCGACCAGCACCGTGTCGCCATAAGTCACTTCGGCCAGCAACGCGTTGCAGTCCGCCATCAGGTCTTCTTGCGTGTAAAGATCGCTTAGCGTGAGCGTGACGGTGATCGTCTGTGTGCCGGCGTAAGAATAGACTAGAACCATCGTGTAGTCGTTGACGACGGTGGTTGAGTCGGGCGTGTTGCCGACGATGATTCCGACCGTCGTGATGATGTTCAGCGCCGGGTGGTTCACCGAGGCTGGCTCGGTGCAGTCCAGCGGGAAAGGGAAGTTCGTGAAGCCCGGCGAGCCATAAGCCGAGTAGGGGTCCGTCACCGTCCTCGAAGCACACTCGCCGCTGTCCCACGTCAGCTTGACCGTGCCACCGTCGCTGATGTCCGTGTAGCGCGAGAAGGTCGTTGTATAGAGACTGAGCGAACTCGGCTCGTAACCCCACCCGAAAGGTCCGGCCATCGGCGCCCGCAACATGAACTGGTCGTATTCGTATTCCGCTTCGCTCCACAGCCCGTCGCTCGTCATCGCGCTCCCGGTGCAGACCGGCTGCGGGTCACTGTCCGCGATGTCCACGCGCACCTTGAGCTTCCGGTACTTCTTCGTCAGCAACTCCGTCGCCGGGTCATGCCCGAACGGCCACCAGCCGCGCCATTGTTTGTAGGCCGCGATGTAAAGCGTGTATGGCGCCGCCCCAGAGGTGCAGCCGCAGCAGTTGTCCATCTCCTGCGCCATAGGTCAGACGGCTTCCGGCTCGGTGCAGAGAACGCAGATGCGCTTCCACGCGCACGTGGACGGGTCTTTGAACTGGAACTCGCGCAGCTTCACTTCCTTGTTCGATCCGCCGTAGGCTGTCAGGTCGTCAAAGCTCAGGCTGATGCTGATTGACCCAGCGACGTTCTGGACGCCCCCCGCCCCGTCGCTCTCCACTACGTCCATGATGATCTTCTGTTCCGCCGCGTCCACCGACACGCGCATCCACGTTGACGAGGTGATGGCTGAGTAAAGAAACTCCGCCTCCTTGGTCCGAAACCCGGTTGCGCTGTTAAAGTCAGGAGTGTTCACAAGTTCAAGTCTCCACCGCTGTCGCCCGCCTGCCCCGTCTCAATCGTCAGCGGGTTTTTCCAGACGCGCCGCTGCCGGTTGTTCAGTTGCAGGTCGCACAGTTCCCGGGCGCCCAAGTGCCTCGGCGGGCCGAACCCCACCGTCACATCGCCCGATCCTTCCGCGTCCTCGACTGTCCGCACCATCGCGTTCATGCTAGCCCACGCCGTCTGCCCGTTTGTTAGGTTCAACAGGTTGCCGAGGTGGACCGGCTCACCGGCGTCCGCCGACACCACGGCGTTGTTCCCTTCCCATTGCAACGGAGCGAACTGGTCGTAGAGCGTGTGCGCCACGCCGACTGGAATGGCCTCGCCGGCAAGGAACGTGTCCACCGTCGAATACTCCCCGGACTCGCCGTTGGTGAGCGTCACGCTGCATGTGATCTGCTTCTCAGCATACTGGCTCGATGGAGCGTAGATGGCCGGGACGCCAAGCACTGAAATCCAGCCCCACTCGGTGTACTTGGTCCACACGCTGATGATCGCTCGCTTGGTCAGGATGGCACTGTTGCCGGTGGTTTTCATCCACGGCATGACCGTACCTGTGACGAGCCGGTTCTTGTAAACGGAGATGTCAATGTCAGCCCCAGCCTCGTCCTTGCACGTCCACTCGCCAAACTGAATATCCGCCCACGTCACCCGGCTCTGGTCCGCAAACTCGGTCTTGCCACCGCCTCGCGTGCTGATCCACCAAGCAAGCTGCTGAAGGTTGGTCGGGACTCCACCCGTCCCGGAAGTCTCGCTCAGTTCCCGTCGCGGCCCGCGCACCAGCGGTTGAACGTCTATCGTGCTGCGAACGTGCGTCACCTGCGATCCTTCCAGGTCAATCGTCTGGATCAAGACACCATAGCCAGCGGTCGGCCCAAGGTTCGCGCCATTTGTCGCGCCGCCGTCGTTCGTGCCCCACATGTCCGGCGTTACATACTTCCACACCACGCCGTCCACCGTCCCGGTTGTCACGTAGTAAATGATGACGGACGACACTTGCAGATCGTAACGCGGCCGTACCATCAGGCTCTTGCTGCTCACGCCATCGGCCAGCGCCATGTTCACCGGCGTCAGTCCAGCGCGCCTGCGAACGTGGATCGTCGGCGGCGAGGTGTTGTAGTCCCACCAGACGCTCGCGCTTGGTTCGTCCTCCAGACACTTGATGATCGCCGCCGCGCACGAAATCTCCTGCACGTAGAACGACGGGAAATAGATGTCCGGGTCAATCGTCCCGATGGTGAACAGCGTCCCGTAGCCTTGGTCCTGCCACGCCTTCAGCGCGTGCTTCAGCACAAGCTCGATCTGCCAGCCGTTCGTGATGTAAATGAGAACGCCCGCCGTTGTCGTGCTTTCCCTTGGGTCAACCGCGCTTCCTTCGCTTAGTTTTGTGAACAGCAGGATGCCGGTCTGGTACTTCTGCACCTTCGCATTCGCGTAGCACGAAACCGGCTGCTGGTAGGGCGTGCTTTCCAACCAACGCCAGAGGTTCGTCGCTTCGTAGTTCTGCCGCACGCTGTCACCCGCCCCGTCCACGACCTGAGAGCTGATGTAGCCCACGAACACGCACCGCGCCCCGGCTTCATCCGACCACGCGCCACCCGTGAGCTTGCGTCCGCGCCGTATGACGATCTGTTCGTCGAAGTCGAACACCATCGCCGTCGTGACGCTGGTTACAGGTATCGAAAACGAGTAGGTGTCAGACGCCTGCTGGTTCAGCGACCTCCTTGCGCTCGACAACGCAATGCCCCAGCCGGCCAGCGACTTCTCCGTGCCGTTGTAGGTCAGGGTGGTCATGGGTTTTCTTTCGCTGCCTGCACCGCCTTCATGGCAGCCGAGATTTTAGCGCCTTGCGCGATGATCTCTCCGGCAAGTAGCTTGTAGGCTTCGGCATACTGTGCAGCAGCTTTAACGGCTTCAACTAACTGCGTCGGGTTGAGTGATGCGGCAGCGCCGGTCTTTCCAGCAAAAGCTCCGGCTGCATTACCGAAGGCCACGCCTTGTTGGCGGCGAAGTTCAACACCTACGGAGGTCTGGTAGTCTAGTTCAGATGTGGCCGCCGCAGCTGTTCCCGCTGCAATTTCCGGCTGCAGTTTTTCCAACGCTTCAGTCGCAGAAACGCGAGCCCCGTAAGCTCCGCGCAAGGCGGCTATTTGATTTTTTCTACGGCGAAGCATCTGCACCCGTGCGTTTGCTTCTGCCCACTTCGGATTTGCTTCTTGACGCGTCCCCGACCCGAGCCAATTTGTTTTTGTGACTGTTTCTGGCGTCTCCTTCTCAATCTTCTCAGCCTCTTTCAATGCCTCATCAACATTCGTTCCTTCCGCCCCGAGCATTGCCAGCCTTTCAGCAGCCCCCGCTTTCGAGCGAGGACCAACCAACGTTTCGGTCTGCTTAATTACAGCCTTGAAACTAGCCGCTGCGCTTTCTCTCTGCTTCTGTTGTTCGGCTTGGACCCGTGCTGTTTCTCGTTTTGCGTTTAGTTCAGCCGCAGCCTTCGCGGCAGTCCCGGCCTGCTCTGCTTTCTTCGCCTCCTCTTTTGGCTGGGTGAGTTTGGCCAGCTCAATGTTTGCATTTATCAGGGCTTTTATAGATTCAAGTTCGGCGTTGATCGCCGCCTTGGCGTGTTCTGCCCATTTGGCCAATGCCTGCTGCGCGGCGTTGAACTTGTCGGTCGCCTGCTCAACCGAATCAGACAACGACTTCATTTGATCTGATGTCGGTCCTATTGCCTTTCCGGCTCTTGCCGCCGCCGCGTCCAACTCTTCGTTCCACTTCTTGTATTCGCTTACAACAGCTTTCACCGCCATCGAAGCGGCGACCAGTCCTGCGGTGAGTGGGTTAAGAAACAGTCGCGCTACAAGTCCTAATGCCGGACTTGCTTGCGTGATACTGTTCATTACTTTACGGAAAGCCCTGCCGGATGACTCGGCTTTAAGCCATCCCGCGCTTGTTGCTTCTCCGGCTTTCTTTCCCTCAGTGCCAAGTTTCTTCAGGTCGCGTTCGACCTCTGGGGCAGCCGTGCCTGTTTTGGTTATCCTTACGCCGATCTCAAGTTCTCGGTCTGCCATAGGTTCAATCCTTCATCAGCAACGGGCTTCGCGCAAGCAATCCCGGACTCACTTCCCACGGCTCCGTCCGCGCCAGCAGGTCAATGCCCGCATACTTGAACGCCGCAAACACCAGTTCGCTGCAAAACCACTTCCCCTTGCTCTTGCGCGTCTCCTGTTCCCGAGTGACGAACCGGACAACCATCGTGTAGTCGTAGGGCTTGCCGACCTGGCGCAAGGCGAACTCGCGCATGCGCTCCTCCTGCGCCGGCATGGCCAGCACGCGGAACAGGTCGGCGTCGGGCGTCCTTTTCCACGGGCGCACGCGCACCCCCTCGCCCTGCATGGACTCCACTAGCAGGTCGTCCGTGAACACCAGCGCGGCGTGTGAAAATGGGCTGCGCGTCTGCCATTTTATGAACCGCGACAGCAGCCCTTTGCTTTGGTAGAGAGCAATCCTCACGGAGTCTTGGCCTTGAGCGCAGCTTCCACGCCCGCCGTGATGGCGTTCTGGATGATCGCTCCGATGGCGTCAATGCTCGCCGGGTCGCTGCCAGACTTGTTCATCTTCAGCGTCGCCTTAAACCCGGACGGGTCTTGAGCGCCAAAGTCCACGCCGTCGCTGAACCACGCCAGCCGGACTGAACTGACCGATGTCTGGCTGCCGTCGGGTGTGACGTGCTTGCCCTTTGTGACCGCGCAGCCAGCGCACAGGAGCGCCGCCGCCATAACTACCACTGCTACTTTCGATTTCATTTCTTTCGCTTTCTGTTTTGATTTCTGTCAGTTGAAATGTGGAATGCCCCGCAAAGATGCAATACCACCGCTACCACCGTCGCCAGCAGTATGACTAGAAGTCCCGTCTTGATATCGTAGCTCATAATCTCTGCCTCTCAGGAACACAGCGAACAGCAACAGAGGAGTCAGGACGGAGAACGCCCGCACCTCCATGACGATGGTCGAGTAGAGGATCGCCGCCCAGAACGCCCCGACGAAAACGACGAACCGTGCCGCGAACCAGCCGCGCTTCAGGTAGGTGAACGCCACGGCAGTGAGGGCCAGCGCGGCAATCACAGTCCAGATTTCGTAGCGTGTGTGACCCATCCACATAGTTGTCCAAGGTGTCCCCGGAAAGCATTCACGAAAAGCGGTGAGGTTGCCTTTCCACGAAACGCACTCGCCGTAAACCAGCCCGACCCTCGGCGGCACGGGCACGGTCAGGCACGCGGCCCGCAGCCAGACGGTGTAGGCGAACCCGAGCGGCACGCACGCCAGCGCCGCGCACCCGGTCAGCAGTGGCCTGAGCTTGAACTGGAGCGGCAGGAGATTTTGCAACGCCACCCACAGCGCGAAGTAGAGCGCCACCTCCCGGTTGTGCAGTTCCACGACGAACAGGACGGCGAACCACCACCACCGGGCGTTACCGAACACGCCCAAGGCGAACAGGAACCAGGTCAGGTTGTCCACGAGGTCGTAGGGGGGAAGCACGTAGAACTCCTGCAACGCGACGAATACGGCTGCCTGAGCGAACGTGTAGAACGCCGCGAACGGCTTGGTGGCGGCGTGCCGGCCCAGCAGCCAGAGCGTCAGCGCGTTCGACGCCAGCAGCATGCCGAACACCGCTCCGAGCCAAACGTGCATCGCGCTCCAGCCCGTCGCCCGGACCACGAACAGCAGCACCTTCGGCAGGAGCACCCTTTGGGCGCAGTGCAGCATGTCGAACGTGCCCGTGGCCAGTTCATAGGGGAACGCCGCTATGGAGGTCGTCCACGGCCCGCCGCCCTTGTTGAAGTGGATCACCGACAAGACGTGGAACTCCAGGACCGTCAGCAGCACGACCAGCAGAGCGGTGCGGACGCGGTTCACGCGAACCTCCTCGCCAGCCCGAGCAACCGCTGGCCCACGGCGCGGCGGTGAGGCGAGGCGTCCCCGGCCAGCCACCGGCGTCCGCGTTCGATCTCCCAGTTGGCCGCGAACCAGTCCCAGCTCTCGCGCAGCATCTCGTCGTTGGAGTAGCACGGCGACCAGCTCAGCCTCCGCAGCGGCGCGGTGTCGAAGTGGAACGCCTTGTGCGAGGTCAGGTAGTGCCAAGGGGCGAGCGGACTGAGGTGCAGCCGGTCCAATACCTTCAGCGCCACGATGGCCGGTCCGACCGGCAGGCTGACGATTATGGACTTGGACTGTGCGTGGTCAATGACGCCTTGGATCGCCTGCCGCATCGTGCCGAACCGATCTGTGCCGACGTTGTAACTTCCGGTAACTCCCACAGTCATAATCAACTCGTAAGCGTCAACAAGGTCGTGCGCGTGGATGAACTGGAACATCTGGTTGCCGTCGCCGATTATTGGCACGCGCCGGCCTTCCCGTATCCACTCGAACAACACTTGGAAGATTCCGAGCCGCCCCGCTCCAAGAATTGTTCTCGGCCTAACTACAATCAGTGAAACTCCGCCGCGCCGGCATTCATCGCGAACGACATTCTCACCCTCCAGCTTGGACCTGCCGTAGTCGTCCACCGGCGCGAACTGGGTGTCTTCGTCAACCGGGCACGCTTCCGGTGCACCATAAACCGCCGAGGATGACAAATGGATGAACCGCTCAACGCCGCAGTCAACCGCCGTCTGCGCCACGGTTCGCGACCCATCGACGTTCACGCTCCAGAAGTCCTTGCCGGCCTTCGTCAGTGGAACGAGTGCGGCGGTATGGTGGACCGTGGTTACGCCGCGCATGGCGACGCCGACGCGCTCGCTATCACGCACGTCGCCGGGGATGAATTCTATTCCTTGAGGCTGTGTAGCATCGTGCCACGTGTCGAAGACGCGCACCCGCTCGCCGCGTTCGTATAGCCTGCGGGCAATGAGGTTGCCGAGAAAACCCGAACCGCCCGTGACCAGGTGCCGCTTGGTTTTCATTCGCCGGCTAAAGCGTAAGCAATCCGGTTTCGGGAAGCAAGCCCAAAGTTCACAGGCGCGTTTCTGGCTTGGTCAGTCCGGCGTCCGGCTTGTTGCCGTTCTGCTTTTGCAGGTAGTTGGAAAAGGAACTACTGAGGAATGAGCCGAGCTTCGAGGCGGCGTTAAGGAACGCGCTCGCAATAATCACAATCCACGCAATGTCGGTTGGTCGTTCTCCGCCCGTCGCCCACTGTGCCAGACCCGCGGTGATTCCTAACGCAAAACCTTCAATCACCACACAACTTGCTTTCGTCAGAATGATCGTCGTTTCGAGTTTCATGGTATTCTGCTCATTATCTTGTCTTGGTTTCTCTCGACAGTTAGCAATCGGCTCAAGACATCAATCTGCCTTGTTTCAACCAGCCGGATTCTCGCTTCGTGATCTTCAAGTCGAGCCTGTGCCGCTGCCATGATCTTCAACGTGGTGGCAATGTCAGCGATGCTGGTTTGAATGGTCAGGTGATCCTTAGCGTTTTGGGTCATATCTGCAACATACTCCCTCTTGGTCACGAAGTTCTGCGTTAGGTAGAGGTTGAGCCCGACCCCTACAACCAACAGAATCTTCCATCCGATGTCCCAGAATTTCATTATACTAGTCATTGTGTTCCCTTCTGTCATGGTATCTTCAACCTCAGAAATCCCACATCGTGCCAGACCCCCTCCGTGAGGTTCGTTGTTTGCTGCACGATCACCGTCCGCATGTTGCCCGGTGCGCGAGCGACCTCTACCACCACAAAGTTGCTGAAGCCGCTCTCGATTCCGTTGGTGGTGATTGCGGAGGCCGCGAAGGTCCACACGCCCGGCTTGAGAAGATCGAGCTGAGCGGTCAGGTTCGTTCCAACCCCGACTCTCACCAGCGCGTTTGTGCGCGTGGTGTAGTCCAGCCCGTTCGTGTGCGCGTAGAGCCGGTAGTTGAGCAGCATCGTCGCTGCATCTGGTGAGGCGTCCCATTGCAGGGGTACGCTCTGGCTGAAGCAGGCGACAACGGACATGAGAAGTGCGGCGACGATCTTCAAAAGAATCCTTTCCTTGGACTTGCTGCGCCGACACCGCCACCCGACCCCAATGCTCCCAAAGCATTTCCGGTGATGCTCCAGGGCACGATATATTCGGTTTGCACTCCGTTTCTCAGCGCGGGAGACGAGGACAAAACCCGGTAGTCACCCATCCCCACGCCGTCCGAAGCGCTCAGCGACTTGGGCGCCGAAAACTGAAACCAGTTCGTCGCGAGTGAGTAAACTTCGATGCTGCCAATTCCCCCGAATCTTACTGAATGCGCGACGGGCGTGTTGTAGCGGTTCGTAGTGCCGGCGTTGATTTCTCCCTTCCTCCCCACTCCATACACCACCGCCCAATTCCCCGTTTGTGCGGCCACGTAGGGCGCGGTGGTGTCTGATTTGATGGATACCCAATCGTAGAAATTGTTCTTGCGGGTCATAAGCACCCGGTATTTCGCCGCGCTCCCGTTCCAGTTGTAATCCATCAGGACTCTGTTCCCGACAAAAGTGTTCCCCCAGATGACGCCGTTGGTCGCGTCAAACGTGGAGCTTGCGTGGACCCCCGCGAGATTGATGTTGCCTGCGAACATCTCGCAGAGATTTCCCACAAACGCATAGCCGTTCGTGCAGGTCGCGTTGTCGAAAATGTTGATGGGCGCCGCCGTACCGCGCCAGCCCCGGAAATCGTTAAACGCGCAAATCCCACGGTTGAACATCGGGGTGCGCGTGGAGGGCACTTCCCAATGAATCATCTGTCCGGCTGCGTTCGCGGTCATGGCGTTTGTGCGGGCGTAGCCCACCAGATTGTGAGGCTTGGACACGTAGCCGTTCGTGGTGATGTCCAAGATGTCCAGTAGCAGCGTCGGGCACACGTCGGCTGCGGCCAGGAAACTCGCGCTGGCGACGTTGGAAATCAGGCACGATTGCATGTACAAATTCGTGCAGGTCTGATTGACGAGCGCAGGGCGATGCGAGATCAAACAGTTCGTGAGGAACAAGTAGTCCCATGAACTATAGAGGCCGAGAGTTGCGCTGACGCTGGCGATATTGATGCCGTCGCACACAAGCCGTTTGCAATGCCGATCCTCACCGCCACCGCCGTTCGTAATCCCGAAAGCCCACTGTGCGTTGGTCGGATAGTTTGCAATCCGCATTGCAACGGTCGGGTAGGGTGTTCCGACAGCAGTGTTGTTCCCGTTCCCCATGTAGCTAATGTCCGAGGCGAGATACAAAGTGGAGTTCGCGTGGTTGCTGCGGCTCGCGCCGTGCCAAATTACATTCGACTTCACAATCGCGTTGAACGCGGTGTTCATGTTCAGGAACGGAGAAACCCACGTTGTCACCGTGTTGCTGGAAACGACTCCGCTTGCGTCCGAACCTGCCGTGGAAATCGCGGCATAGGCCCGTCCGTATGTGCCGAGGCGGTCGCAGACGTTGGTGATCGGCGCGTAGTACGGCCCGACGAGGTTAACTCCGTCCATCGTGTCGAGCGTGGCTGTGCCGTAGAGAGAATATGCGGTGTAATCGCAGCGCAGATCGTCCCCCTGAGTCATCCCGGAAAGGTCCATATCCGCTTCGTAGGTGGAAATCGTCAGGCCGGTCAGGGGCAAAACCCAACGATTCATGCGGGTAACGAAATTGGTTGTGCCGATGTTGTGCTGGTCGCGAACCACAAACCGCATGAGTCCGACAGGCTTCCCGTCGCAGCCGTCTCGGTCAAAAGCCATCGCCCGAAGCTTCATGGTGTTCGCGGAAATCAAGTTGAACGGTTTGGAGAGCCAGACGGCCACGGGCTGCGGTGCTGCATAACCCGAGCTGTTTGTCACCGGCATGTTCACGCACGCGCCGCTGACGATGTTGCTGGTGTAAAGCCCACTCTTCAGTGTGATGGTGATGTTCGTTTCGCTCGAATAAACGTAATCCTCCAGCGCGATCTTAACGGTGGTGGTTGTTCCGTTCACGGCAATGTCGGGAAATGCGTTTCCGGGGTATGGCAGGTAGATGGGGAACGTGCCACAAAGCTGTCGCGTGACGGGCTCGTAGTTTCCCGCGCTGTTCGGGCCGGGGCCGGTCAGCGTGAGGACGCATTTTTCCAGACCTGTGAGGCTGCCGTTTGTGCCCAGTCCAAACGAAAACGTGCCGTTCGTTCCTGGCATGCTCTCGAAGTCAATCCAGAGCCGCCAACCTTCCGCATTGATCTGTGCGCCGAGGTAGTCCCCCGGCGCGGCCCAGAGCCGAGCGGTGAGAAGGAGGAAGGCGAGAGCGTAGCGCATACGTCAGAAGCCCGATGAATTGCCGACCAGACCCCACTTCGTGCCGTTCCACTTGAACGCAAGCCAACAGCCGGAGCTAACCGACGGTCCGATGGTGATTCCTGTTATATCCTGACCGATGGACATGAGCGCCGTGTTGGTGATGTAACCCTGCCAGAGTCCGTTACCGTCCCGCGCAATCCACACATACCGCATCGCTCCAAGTGCGAACCCTGCCGGCGAAGCATTCGTGAGATTCAGAATGAAGTGGTTGGTTGCGGTCAAACTTCCGTCCGTGAAAGCGCTAGTATCCAAAAAGACATTGGTAAGGTCAGCGGTGAAGGCCAACGTCACCGGGATGGTGTTGGAAATTCCACCACCACCACCACCGCCCGTGGGAGCAGCGGCCCAATACGGGACTGCGCTCGCCCCACCGGAGTATAGAATCTGCCCAGCGTTTCCAGGGTTGTTGGTCGTGCGAAGCCCGGAGTTGAGGTTCACTGTGCCTGTGAAATTGTTGCTCCCGGCAAACGTGCCGCTTGTGATGTTGGCCGGGTTGAGGTTGGTCAGATCGCCACCGTTGCCAACAAAGCTCCCGATGAAACTGCCGCCAAACACATTTCCGCCGGTGAACTGGAACGTGTCGGACGTGCTGAACACGAGGTCGTCGCCGGTTTCCTGAATAGAAGTCGCGTCGCCGGCCATCGCTATCGCGGTCACGTTCGACAAGCCGCTGCCGAGGCCGGTGAATTTACCGATCCACCAATTGCTGGTGAGGTTGATCGCCGCGTTTAGCGCCGCGTTGGTCGTCTGTTTCGCGGCGAGCAGAATCACGTCAGCCAGCGCGCCGCCGTTGGCGTTGGTAATGCCGTCTGCCAGGCCGGCGATATGCGGCGCGGTGATTGTTCCGACGCTGGTGTTGCCGGTCACGCTCAGGCTCGATGCTGAGAGATTGCCGGCGACGTTCAACGTACCGAGCTGGTTGCTGATCGCGTTGACGACGGTGTTGGTGAGCGTGCCGGTGATGTGAACCGAATAAGTCTTGTCCGTGTCATTGGTGGTGATGGTCGTATTCTGGCCAGGAATGGTTGCGTAGGCGTTCGTTGCGCTGCCGCCCGCCACGTCAGACAGGTAAGCCACTCGGGATCCGGCTGCATTCGTGGCTGCGCCGGATTCAATCTTGCCGCTCAACCCTCCGCCGCTGATCTGGATTCCGTTGTTCGCCTCCAGTAAACCGTCCGCGTAAAGCCCGTTGAAATTGCCCTGCCCGGCGTTCAAAGTGCCAAGTCCAATGTTGAGCGCGTCCCCGGAGATTGTGCCGGAGAATGTCGCGTTGCTGTTTCCCATGACCAACCCCCGCAGGTGGGTTCCCAAGACTGAGGCGTTTCCAAGGACAATCTCATTATCATTGGTGACAGTCGCGCCGTTGCCGATGGCCGTGGAGTTGTCCACGCTCCCGTTCTGCGCGGTCGCGCCGTAGCCGAGGAAGGTGTTGTAAGTCCCCGCTCCGTTCAGGCCCACGCCAGCCTGCCAGCCTAGCGCCGTGTTGCCGATGCCGGTTGAGTAGAACAGTGATTGATGGCCAACTGAGGTTGCGAGGCTGTTTCCGGTGGTCGCGTGAGCGGCGTAAGAGCCGACCGCCACCGACTGCGAGCCGGAAACCATGCCTGCCAGCGCCTCGCGTCCAATGCCAACATTGTCAGTGCCAGCCCCGGTGAAATTAACGAGAGCCGAATCACCTACGCCCACGTTGTAGCTGGATGAAGTGGTAGCGGACTGCATCACGCGAGAACCGATTGCAACGTCGTGAGCGGAATGCGTTGCTGAACTTAGCGCGTTCTTGCCTATGGCAATGGACTCGTCGCCAAGGTTGACAGCCAGAGTTGAGTTTCCAATGGCCACAATGTTCGAGCCAACCGCCGTTTTTGCGGCGCGGAAACCGATGGCCACGGCGTCCTCGTTCGTGCCGTGAGCCAAAGCCTCGTAACCCATGCCCTGATTGCGCGTGCCGCTCAAGAACTGGCCGGCATAAACACCCATCAAATTGTTAGTGCTGCCGATCATTTCCGCTCCGGAAGTGTAACCCAGCAGCGCGGACATTTCGCTTGAAGCAGAACCACCGGACTGCGAACCAACGGCAGTAGTCCATGAGAGTTTCTTGGACGACAATCCCGCATCCGTGCCGATGATCGTGGCGAATTTGTTTGTGACGCCGGCCTGTCCCGCTCCAACACCAAGGTAGGTGTCGTGGTATCCTGAAGTGTTCTCCAATCCTGCGTTCCACCCGAAGAAACTGTTCTGCGCGGCGACGGTGGAATCGCGCCCTGCGTTATAGCCGAAGTAAGTGTTGCCGTCGCCCGAAGTCATGGCTGAACCCGCGCCCGGCCCGACAAATGTGTTCATTTGCCCCGCGTAAAGTCCGTTCGTCTCGTCCGCTAGATTTCCCGCTCCCGGCCAAGGAGTATTGGTGGTCAGGTTGCGCCCGCCGTCGCCAATAATAAACGTATTGGTGTACAGAAAGGAGTTCGCCAGCGCCGCAACCTCGTTGTAGTTCGTGCCTCCCCTCAAGTTACCCGTCACAGTGTTACCAAAAACCACCGCCCGCGCCTCGTTGTTCGTGAGCGCGCCCGACGTACCGCCGCTGTTCGTGCTGACGACGGCCACGGCGATGGAGCTGGCGTCCGCCTGCCAGGCGTTAGAGACGCCGGGGGCTATGTAGGGGGCGAATGTGAGGTTGCCGGTGTTGGTGGTGACAGAAATGCTGGGCGTGGGGATGGTGTAGAACACGTTCGTTGAAGCGCCCGCCTGCACGTCCGTCAATAGCGCGCCGCTCCCGATGAACTGAGTGGCTGACACTGTGCCCGCGAACGTATTGGTGCCCGCTGCATTCGTCGCGTTCACTATGCTGGCTGTGAGCGTGTTTCCGAAAGTTCCATTGCTGGCCGTCAAACTGCCGAGGCCGCTGCCGGTCCAGCCGTCGGTGACTTTGAGCACGCCCGCCGCGCCGCGCTTGATTCCGATGTCGTGCGTGCCCGCATAGGTTGCTCCGTTACCCCATGAAACTTGAGCGGCATTGTCGAAGCGCAACAGTTGAGGGCCGAGGGACCAAGCATAACCACCACCAGAAGTCTGCGTGAACTCCGTTGCGTAAACCGAGCCGGCGAAAGTGCTGCCGATCCCGGCCGTGTCATACACCTGCAACGCGCCGCCGATGTAGGCCCGGTTTGTGCCCGCAAGGTAAAGTCCCCAGATGTCACCGACTGGCTCGGTCATCGCGTCCACAAGCAAGCCGAAATAGTTGGTCAACCTTCCCGTGCCGCTGATCGTCGGGTGAATCGCGTGGAAGCCGTAGAGGTTGCCGATGTTGCCGTTGCTGAGAATTTGCGAAGTCGCGGCAAACGCCGTGCCCACGCTGATGTTGCCCGGCCCTTGATCGCTCACCACGGCTTTGTTCGCGATGCCGTTGGTCAAGACTCCAGTGCCGTCGTGGCGGATGTAATCGTAGCCGGATGACAACTCGTTGAAATTGTTCGTGCTGTCGGTGATGATCTGCCTGAATCCCGCGCTCAACCGATATGAGAAGTTATTGGTGGGGCTGAAGGTCAGGCTTTGTCTCCAAGGATAGGTGTTGTCCGCAAAAGCCTCCGTGAACACTGGATACCATTCCAGAAAGTCGTTGGTCTTTTTGAGTACGTTGGCCGAAAGCCGGCCATCGTCCAGCGTGCCGGTGGTGAGATCGGCGGCGTTGGTGGTGGTTGATCCGCTGCCGCTATTCGTGCTGACGACGGCGAGGGCGATGGTGGAGGCGGCGTTGTTCAGGCCGTTGCTGACGTTGGCGGAGACGGCGTTGGCGGTGTCGGCGGTGCCGGCGGTGGTGGCTTTGCCGGTGGTGTTGTTGGTCAGCGTGCCCGTCACGTCCACCGCCACAGTGTAGCCGTTCGTCCGCGTCGAGGTGTTCGCGCCCGGCACGGTCCACGGCGCGTTCGTGGCCGAGCCGCCCGCCACATTGATCGCACCCACAATCGCGTCCACCTGCGACATGGTGTAGTAATTACTCTGAGGCGACGGGGGTAAAGCAGCGACGTTTGTAACCAGAGCCGCCGCCTGCACGAGTCCGCTCTGGTTCGTCCCGAGCAGGATGTTCCAGCCCGCCGTCAGCGTCGTCAGCTTGTAGTAGCCCCACCAAGTGTTGCTGAACGTCGCCACGCCGTTTGTCGAAGTCGTCAGCGTCACCGGAGTTGGGTTGACCAGGTTCGTGCCATAGGTCCGCGCCACCGGCTGCATCGGAGTCAGCGTGACCGGCTGCCGGGAGTAGGCCACCTGCCGAAAGTCCTTGAGGTTGACGACCACATGCGCTGAATCGTCCGCCAGCACGCAGCCGGCGAACGATAGCAGAAACAGAATTGCGAGCAGTCTTTTCATGGCGACCAAGAGGTGATGACTCCATTGCTGATGACGATGGTGTTCGTGATCTCAACCCCGGATAGGTTCGTGGTGTAGAGCAGCTTCGTCGCGGTGACTCCGGTGATGTTCGTCGCCGCCGCGAACCGCATGGCGTTGCTCACCCCGGCGTAGGTGTTCGGCGCGAACACGGTTGAGTTGCTATAAGCTGCCGTCCCGGTGTTGGTGGCGTTCGCCAGGTTCAGGTTGGTCAGGAACGCGCCGTTATTTGTGGTGAAGTACCACAGTGAAAGGTTCGTCGCGTTAAAGTAGGACGCCGCGTTTGAGTAGGCGATTGTCCCCGCATTCGTGATCTGGCTCAGCGGTTGGTTGGTCTGGTAGCTCAGCAGGAACGCCGTCGCGTTCGAGTAGTAGGCCGTCCCCAAGTCCGTCAGCAGAGTCGCCCCGGCGAACACCTGCATGTAGTTCGTGACCTGCCACGTCGGCAGGTTCGTCGCTATCGTCATCAGATCGTAGTAGCCGGCATCGTTCGGCACCAGGATTCGGACGCCGCCGTAGTAGTTGCCGAAGTCCACCTGGTAGAGTCCCTGCCGCAGCACGTTGGTCAGCAGCCCGTTCGTGCCCGTGGTGAACGTCACCGGCTTGGCCACGATGAACAGGTTCGTGTCTCCGTAGGGACTGGACAGCAGTGTGAACTTGACGGCCACGGCAACCGGGTTTCCAGCCGGGTCAACGATGGTATTGGTGATGGTCGCGCCGAACCCAGGCCACACGGCCAGAAGCGCAAAGAATGTCAGAAGTCTTTTCATGTTGGTACGGTGCTTGTGACGGTGTCCGTCGAAAAGCTCATGCTGTGAATGACGGTCAATCCGAACCACGCCGGCGAGTAACCTGTCGCCACGGCGTTTGGGTAGTACTGCTCTTCCTCGCCCTGTGTTACTTTCAGGTGGAACTTCGCGTTGAGCAGCTCAGACCACGGCGTGCGGATGGAACGCAGCGCGTCGTCCGCACTCGCGTAAGTCATCGTCACGTTCAGCGTGAACGAGCAGCGGATGTTCCCTCTCGGTTCGGCGAACTGGTTCGTCGCCCCCAGCAGCGGCTCGATCTGGTTGACTGGCGCGAATGACGGTGGGAACTGTTCCAACACGTCCCCCAGTTCCTCATCGAACAAGGGCGTGTAGTCAGTTCCCGATGAACTCGTCAGTCTGTAGCCGATCATCATGGAGTAACCGATCCGCCAACGTCTGTGAACTCCAACACAGGAGTGACGACATCGCTTGCCAGTGTGACGCTTGAGCGGAACGAGATTTCCTGAAAGCCAAGGTCATTGCCGTAAGCCATTCCGCCCCCGGTGACAGCAGGTTTGACCAGCGTGACTTTGGTTAGCCCATCATTGTGCGTCAGTACTAAGTCATCACCACTCAGCAATTCCTCACCCAAACTCAGGCGCGACAGAGCCGCTTTCATCAGTGTCCCGGTTGGCCCTGTGGGTTTGCACGTTACCTCGAAGTCAATGTTTTCGAGCGTCATCTTTCGCGTCAGACCGCCCGCCGACTTGTGCGACCGATAGGACACGGTGGGCGTGATCGTCCAGCCGTCAACGGCCTCGATGCTCGGAAGCACAGAGCCGTACACGCCCGTCCAGTTGCCGCGCAGCAGGTTGGCGGAGCTGTAAGTCGTTGCCGCCATCGTGTCGCCGGTGTCGGTCACGGTGTAAAGGAATCCAGCATCACCTCGATTCGTTCCCACGGTCAACACACCCAGAGCCGTCACGGTCACGCCATCAAACAGCGGCTTGTCAATTCCGAGATGAATTGAGGGATGTCCGGTAATCGCGCACCGCAGGAAGGTCAGCCCACCCGTCCCGTCCATGCGGTAAAGCTGGCCCGCAACGGCAGTCCCGGTATGCGGGTCCGCGCCTTGCGCCAATGTTCCAGCCGTTCCCTTCCACTTCACGTGCGGGAAAGGTAGCAGCTTTGGAATCAGCGACCAGTCATCAAAGGGCGTGAAGCTGATTTCCGCCCGCTGTTCCCCGGCGTAATGCTTGAGCGTGCCGTGCAAACTGCTGACGGCAGGGTGCGTTTCTTCGATCATGCGGGCGACAATTTCGCTGCCCCCTTCCGCGTGCGCGTACCACGCGGATCCCAGTTTGAACTTGCCCGGTCCTGCATAGATGATTTGGTCTGCCATGTTGTGCTCTCTTTCTGTTTACGTTGCGACAACTCGCCGCACTGGTGATGCATTGTAGCCCATCGCATACGCGCAGGCTCGGATTATGTCCCCACTCACGACCGCAAATGGCGTCTCGTAGAGAATGGCGGACGGGTTGACTGTGTTTGACCACGATGGGAATGTCCCGTCTGTGGTGTAGTAAATCTCCGCCCCGACCGTGGCGCACGTCAGTGTGCAAGTGCCTGTGCCAATGGCCACCGCCACCCCGGCGCACCGCGCCGTCTGTGTATTGCGCCCCACCGACAAGGAAAGCGTCACCCGGTAGCCGATGCACCCTGGAAACACAAAGTCGCCCTCCGCCTTCATAGCCTTTCCAGTAATGGCGAACGTCCCGTAATACTCGTCCGCGTGCAGGTGCAGAGCGTCCATGACCCGCTGCCCGATCTCCTCTGCGCTCAGCAACGTCCCGTTCTGGCTGTCCAGGTTCAAGTCCGGCTGCTCGATGCATATCACAGGAAAGTCCCAGTCGAGGATCGGCCCGGTCACGTTGCGATGGCCTGACAACGCTTCCGGCATCATCACCATGACGAACGCCCCCGTTCGTCCGTTGCGCCCGGTCGTCAGGAACGTCCTATAGTCCAGCTCGTTCGCAATCCGTTTCGCCCGGTAGCTCAACACCGCCACGCTACGCAGGTTCTCCGCGCTCAATAGAGCGTGCGTCAAATCCTTCTGTGCTTGGACGAGGTCGAGCATGTCAATTCAGCTTCGCTCCCTTCATCTCGTTCCACATGTCAAACTGAGCAGCCAAGTTCTCAACGCATGTGTCCGCGTAAGTCTGCTCGTCTGGAATAACTCCGGCATCCGGGTCTTGGTCAACCGATTCCTTGAGCCAGTATGCTACCATTGACTCCGCCCGCTTTCCAGCACCGCGCACGCTCTTCTCTTGCCCAGTCGCAAAGTTCACCCGACCCACTCCACCTTTACCTACAACCAAAGCCAGAGTCCCGCTGCCGAACACCGCCAGCCGCAGGTTGGTGAACTCCGTTGCTGTCCTGCCATAAAACTCAGCCCGCGCCGGTATCGTTAGCATCTTGTCCTTCATGCGGATCGTCCCGCCATAAAACCTCTGCCGCATAGAACCGGGCTTGTTAGGGTGATCCACTCGCACAACGAACCCATCAGATGTCAACAGACCGTCCGTGCCTTCTTCCGCTACCGTCTTGTAGAAGTTGGTCGTCGGCCATCCTTGTTTGTTCGGCCCGAGCGCTGCCACGTGTTCTTTGGTCAAGTCAATGCACGCGGTCATCATGCGCGCACGCACGCTCGACGCCGTGGCGAACTTGGAAAGCTCAGCCATCGCCGGCGTTGCATTGTCCTTCAAAACCGTGACTGTTACAGCGGCGCTCATCGGTTCATCACGCTCTCGATCTCCGCGAATTCGTCCGGGCTGTATGGCCTGACGCTCTTGAGCAGGTCCGCCCCGGTCAAGTCCCCACGCCGGAAAGCCTCAGTCGGCCCTTGCCCGAATACAGCCTTGGTCGCGGCTGGTGAACGCTCGTCAATCGTCTTGAGCCAACCGTCCAGCTTCGTCTCCTTCGGCAACGGTTCAGCCTCCAGGTCCACGGCGACCAGCTTGCAGCGGCAGTTGAAGTGCAAGGGCGGAGCTTCCTGTAGTTCCGGCGAGTCCCCGACCGGCTCGTACTCTGAGTCGTAGAGGCTGCCGTCATAAAACTCGCACCGCTCACAGATGCGGTCGTCCAACACGCCGACCCACTGCCAGCCCATCGTTGACTTGTCCGCGTCCGGCATGGAGTCGAACACGCCTTCCTCGACGGCCTGCGCGACGGCGTGAACCGCCGACTCTATCAGCTTGGAGAAGCTGCCCTCCGCCGCGTCAACGATGCGCACGGCGACTTGTAACGCGGTGGAAACAAACTCGGCGTTAGCTCCAGATACGCCGGAGTAGCGACGAGTAAACTTCGGCGACCAGTAAAACTGCGCCCCGTTTTCGCTTGTAGGATTGAACTTCCGGTAGAACGGAGCTGAATCTAAAGTGGCGTGAAGTGTCAACGCCTTCTTCTGTCCCCCCGCTTTTTCCAAGACCGACAACATCATCTTCCTGCCAGCGCCTTGTCCACGCTCACGGCTCGCCATGAAATTCAGGTTCAGTGAATTTCCGTCAGGACTCGGAGATGTTTTTGCCAAGCCTTCAATTCTACCATTCTCCCCGCGCACCACCAGCACATGTCCCGACTTATCCTCACGGATGTCTTCAAGAGCGTTCTGTGCTTGTTCCTTGGCGTCTCCTTCTGGCCACGACTGGACATCTTTATCCGCGCTGTCCACGAATTTCCCCCTGTCGCCTGTCAGTTCCGATACTCCACCGCCAACGTCGGTCCACTGATTCCCGTAAAACTCGTGCCCCATCGGCGCGGCATTCACCGCCTCCACGCTCCGCTCGTCGCCCGTCACACGATTGACCAGCTTGTCCAGCGTGTCGCCCGCCGCCAGCCCGGTCCTGATAGCGCTCTTGAACCGCAGCAGCAGCCCGTCCGCCTGGCTCTTGAAGTGTTCGCCCAGCGTCAACCCCAGTACCGGCGCTTGAGCCGCTTTGTCCATGCCGCCCGTGATGACCACCCGGTTGTGGTGCGCCTTTAGTTCCGCCCGGCTCCTGTCCCCGACCGCCTTGGCCACCTGCCGCAGCCAATGTTCCACCTGCCCTTGCACTTGAGCGAACGCGCCCCGTATCCTCTGCTCGGCGTCGTTGAACAGCTTCGCCAACTGCGCCGGGGAGTCGTCCGTGGGATCATCGGCCCTAACCGTCGCCACTAGCTCTGTCTGCAAGTGCGCCAACCGCTCGTTCACCTTGCCCTCGATCCACAGCGCTACGCCCTGAAGTTGGACCGTGCGCAAGAGAGTGGCCGCAGCGTGCCGCGTGTTCTTGTTGTCTGGTGGGGCGGTGTTGGCCAACAGTTTCACAGCCACGTCCTGAATCAGTTGCTCATTCTCCCATTGCACGATCAGCCGTTCGTTCGCCTGAAGCAAGGGGGCGCTGGCCGCAGGTATGAGAGACGGAAGACGACCAGCGCCCTGAAACCCAAGATTTTGAAATCCAGGCGAGTTGCTCAGGCCGCGTGACACCTGCTTGACAGGACTCGCCGCAGCCCGGTGAGAGTGTTTTGAGAACCCGGCGATCAGCCGGTCGTTCTCCCGCATGGTGGCGAGCGCGTTCACAGGCCCTCGCACTGGTCGCGTGTCATTATCTCCCCGTCCGCGTTTGGAGTGACGACAACCGTCCGCGCCATGCCGCTTGCGTCCGTGTCCGGGTCAGCCGGGTAGTCCGTCCCGACCGCGTCTTTGGGGTCGCTGACCGCTTTCAGCCAGTCCTCCGCCGCCTGCCTCGCGCTCTTGAAGCTCTCTGTCTCCGTGTAGCGGCTCAGCTCCGGCGAACCACCCATCGCCAGCTTGTCAACCGCCAGCGTCCACACGTGCGCCACGGCTTCCGGCGGCACGCTTCCTGTAGTGAGACTGACCGGCGTAACCTTGCCCTTGCGCACCGCCCCGCGCACGCGGTCAACGCAGGCTTCGAGTATCGCGGTGAGCTTCTCCGTCCCTTGCAGCGGGTCGCGAATCGAGGCCGCGTCCACAACCGACTTCGGAAGCCAGTTGCTTGCGTCCCCTACCACCGGAACTTTCCACGTCACAGCCATTTGTTTTCTTTCAGCGCACCGGAGCTGCGACCGGAAGGAAGGAAGTCGGAACTACAGCCGCAGCCCGGCGCTCAAATTATCATAAACCATCTTCACGGAGCGATCTTGTTCGTGCTCGTCCACGCCCGTGAGTTCGGCCCGCTGATGAGCAGAAACACAGTCGCGTTGCTGTTTACGAAAGCCGCCCCGCCGTAGGTGTCCGCGTTCGTTGGCCAATCCGCCACGGCGTTAGTCGCCAGGAACAACGCGCCCTGCGGCCCGACCGAAACCAAGTTCGCCGCACCGCTCGACTGCACCGCGAACACCGGGTTGGTCTGCGCGGCAAAAGCTCTAAACGCAACCTCGATCCCGTCCGATGCACCGTTCACTGTCAAGTAACCCTGCGACCCCACCTGATTCGTGAGCGCCGCCCCGTTGCCCGTCACCCACGTCGCTATCGTCGCCGTGTCCGCGTTCGTGCTGGACGCCGTGATGTTGGTCAGTGAAGCCGCGTTGTTCGTTGCCAGCTTTATCAGAACTGCGCTCGACAACCCTGTCGCCGGAATATTCGTGAGCGTTGAAGCGTTGTTAGTCGCAAGGCTTCTCAGAATTGCGCTCGTCAGGCCTGTTGTGGGGATGTTCGTGATACTCGCCCCATTCTGCGGCACAGTCTCGTCATACCACGAAGTCAAAGCGTGGTAGTCCGCCGTCGTCCCTGTCACTGTCAAGATGCGCTGCCGATAGATCGTCCCATCGAACAGACTCATCAGGTAAGTGCCCGGCGTCAACTCAATGCTGAACGCGCCCGTGGCCGTAACCGTCTCGCGCTGGAACATGTCCTGCCGCGTCATGATCATCCCGTCGCCCGCTTCCGTCCCCAGTTTCACGAAGTTGACCTTGCACGACACCGCCGCCCCGGCAGCGTTCGTCACCGTACCCGTCACGATAGTCGCCTGCGCGCTGAACGCGAAAGCCAACAGCAGTCCGATGGAAAATAGTAGTCTGTTCATTTCAGTAGGTATTTGACCGCGATGTTCGTGACGTAGTTGGTGGCGTTCCCAGCCGCAGACTCGTAAAGGTTCGCCCGTAGATACTGATACCAGCTCGCGTCCAGGTTGCTGGCAACGGTGGCCGTGTTAGTCCCGTTCAACACCAGCGGCACGCGCATGCTGTTGTCGGCCAGGTAGGTCGTCCCGTCGGCGCTCCCGGCGAAGCTCAGGATGAACGTGTTCAGGTTCGTGTTGCTCAGGCTCTTCGCCGAAACCCAAACCACGACCTTCGACTGCCGCCCAATATCCACTGCCGTCCCCAACGCCGTCGAGTTTGTGGAAGAAGCCGGCACGGCGTTCGTCCCCAGCGTCATCGTGCTGTAAACCTGAGCGAACGCGCCCGACACGCACAACACCAGCACCGCCACCGCGTAAAGTAGTCTCTTCATCTTCAGCGCCTTTCGCTTTGTTGAAAGCCGGGCGGCAGTGTCAGCCACCGCCCGGCCATAACCCAAACAACCGCGACCCAGACTTACGACACCGTTATCATCTGACATCCGGTAATGCACGTCGCTACGACGTTTGAGTAGTGCTCCACCGTGATGTCCACAAGCTTTGCGTTCACTTCCTGGCGGTAAACCTTGTACTCGCCGCCGCCGTCCGTCATGCTGACGAACCGCTTGATGCTGGATGGGTCGTCTTTGCTCTGGCCCGCCTGCGCGTTGAACAGGAGCACGATGCCTGTGGTGCTGACCGTGGTATCAACCACCGGCGCCAGCGTGGTCAGGGCCGCTCCACCTGAAGCATAGACCTCTCGGCTAACCATGACTTCATCCACCCCAAGCAGACCAGCAAGCTGCTGTTCCGTGAGCGCGTAGCCGCCGAACCCGGCAGCGTGCGACTGTGCGGAAAGCGAGAGCAAGCGCTTGTGCCACGCCGTGACGCCGTAGAGCACCCGGTTCAGGGCCGGGAAGCCCAGCGAAGTGTTGCCGACCACGAGGCGTTCCAGAACGGAAGCCGCGCCCGTGTCCGGGTTCTCGCCGCTCGTCCCGTTCCAGGTCTGCGCGTCGTTCGTGCCCGTCTTGAGCAACGTGATGGCCCGCCGAAAGTCATTCAGCTTGAGCCGTTTCATCAACTTGTCCACCGTCCGGGTTTCCCAATCGGGGATGCCCGCCACTTCCTCGACGTCCACGCGGACGGTCAGGCCCTTGTTGAACGTGCGGCTGGTCGTCTTCAGGCTGGTGTATTCCACCCGCTTGAAGTCCGCGCCGATGGAGCGCACGTCGTCCGTCTCGCTCCGGTAGTACTCGTCGTTGACGCCGTACGCGTATTCGAAACGGTGCGGCGTAATGACCTGCGGTGCCACGAACTCAAGCAGCGCGTCCATCTTCGGGTTGGCCGCGCCCCACCCGAGTGCGTAGTCGGTCAACGGTTGCTGGAAATACGTCTCCGTGAACCGGCTGGCGTTGGCCATGCAGATTACACCGGGACTGTTCTTGTCACCACGGTCTTCTCCCCCGAGAGGCGGGAGGATGTTCGCCATCTGTGTCTCTTCCATTGTCTGTCCTTTGTTTTTGTGTGTTGTCTATCCTCCCTGACACTCTGCTTCAGGGTAAATTCGTGTTACGCCTTCACCACCGGGTTCGGGCACGGCGTGATCTCAATGATGTCGCCCGCCGCCGTCGCGGCTTGTAGTGCGCGTCCGATGAAGTACTCGGTGCTGGCCGCTTCCTTGATCCCGCCCGCTCCATCGCCGCACACGTAGTAGTCAATGCGGATCGCCGCTCCGGCCACCGCCAGCAGCGTCCCGTTGCACGCCCCGAGCACCGCGACCGCGACCAGATCGCCGGCGGCAGCTTCCGCCGTGCTAATGGCGTCGAGCGTGATCCCCAGCGGGATGGTCGTCGTGGTGTGGACCGTCACGTACTCGTCCGTAGGAGTGCCGACGCCGCGCATGACCACGCTGTAGCGGGCCAGCGCAGCGTCCGCCTTGAATGACTTAATGCCCGTTGGGCTCACCCCGGCGTTCGGCGCGTTGTAGGTCGTGTTAGCCATGCACAGCCCGAAGAGCCGCGCCCAAATGTTC